CTTGTTCCTGTTGTCTTGCTTGTTCCTGTTGTCTTGCTTGTTCCTGTTGTCTTGCTTGTTCCTGTTGTCTTGCTTGTTCCTGTTGTCTTGCTTGTTCCTGTTGTCTTGATCTTAATGAAATCGCTTTTTTAAGTGATTTCACACTTTTTAATAATCCGCGGGGCCCACATTTTAAAGATACACTTTCATCAATATTAGCTTTTGTGTGCTTTAAAACAGATATAATTATTGGTTTTATATCTGTATATAAATCATCGTTTAATTTATCTATTGTTTTAATATGTGCATCATATGCTGTATCATTATTTGATATTATATATAATATTCCAAATACTATTTTTATAAATAGCATTTTACTTTTTAGTGTTTGTAAAAAGTTTGTATTAATTATTAAATTTAATTTTGAATTTATTATAGGTATTAATAATTGTAATATTGCCGTTAGATGTTGTATATCACTACTACAAATATCTATCAATGATGTTATAACTCCTACTGTAAGTACTGCAATAGATGCACATTTTTTTATACTATCTAATGTAGCAGCATTTATATCACTATAAGATGATGTTTTAATATAATGTATAGCTAATAATATAATTGATACTATTGTTTTAAGGTTTTTATCTTTTGATAGTAATTGTGAATCATCAATATACCTTGCAATATCTTTAACGTCATTAGAATCGATATAAATTACTCCTTGTTTTATTGCTACAATGATTGATACTATTTTATCTTGTAAAACTTTAGTAATAGTTAATTTTGATAAAGCATATCTTACTTCTTTTTCTATAGTATCAAATTTATCCTTCTCTATTATTAATATTGATCCTATTACTGCGCCTTCTACAGCTCCTACTATTTGTATTTTTTCATCTTCACTTTTAAAAATATTATCTAAATCTTGTATTTGAGTTGTTATATTACTTACTAATTTTGCTCTTTTTATTATTCCTTGTGCATCTTTTATACTGTTATGTGCAGTATTAGTGTAGTGTTGTGCTATTTTTATTATAAGCTCATTTATATCAGATTTTACATCTGTAATATTAGATTGTGCGTCTGTAATGGCACTTATTACAGGTGTAAAATCTACTTGTTCTAATAATATTGGTACTGTATTTGATATAACGATATTAGCTGAATCAATTGTATCGTCTGATGAGTTTAATTCTATTGCTGTTGCTACTACTGTGGATCCCATTGTTGTCGCTATACGAGTTATTTTTTCTATTTCACGTTTAATACTATCAGATAGGATATTAATAGTTACGGATTTTTTTTTTTTAAATTCTTTTGTTTTAAAGGTAAATTCGAATTGTTGTTTATGTTGGTGAGTTATTCCTCTAGCTATAATTTGTGTTATTTCTGCGTTTGCTAATGCAACTACTTTTGTTAATATTCCTGCAATTTTTGATTTTTGTAAAACTTCTACTGTATCTAATCCTGCATTTTCTACTACTGTTTTTTCTACTGCTATTATTTTATCAATACTATCAAATTGTCCGTTTTCACTATATGTATATGTAACAAATTCTTCTGCTTTTCTTTTTATTTCATCAGTAATAGTTGAATTAGAGCTTGCTAATTTTGTTTTTAGAAGGTCTATAGCTGATGTTATAGTACCTTTTGATATGTTAATATCAATATCGTCTTCATAATTAAATCTTGTTATTTCTCCTATTACTGCTGATGCAACTATTTTAAATTTAGTTACATCGTCATTTATATCTATCTCACTAATTAGTTTATCTATTAATTGTTCATGTACATTTTCTATTGTTAGTGGTGGTGTTTGTATTGCTGGGGGAGGTCGTGGTGGTATTAGTTGTGCTGCTGCTGGTGGTATTAGTTGTGCTGCTGGTGGTGTTTGTATTGCTGGTACTGCTGGTGGTGGTGGTGGTATTAGTTGTGCTGCTGCTGGTGGTATTAGTTGTGCTGCTGCTGGTGGTATTAGTTGTGCTGCTGCTGGTGGTGATGGTGGTATTAGTTGTGCTGGTGCTGCTGTTACTAGTGATCCTGTCACTCTTGGTGGGTTTTTTACAGCTTTTATTAAAATGGTGACATAATTAGTAGTGTCTTGATTAGTTTTTGTATAATAACCAACTTGTTCAAGTAATTTTTTATCACCTGATATTATATGTTTTTTTATATTTTTAATATTTTTTGTTGATAAATTAAATGAACGACTTAATATAGTATCTATAAATTTTTTATCAGTTTGAATACTACATAATAAATATATATAAATAATTAAATCATCGGTAATATGATTTATTTTGAAGCGATCTATTAAATTTGTAAAAAAATATGTAATTTTACTTTTTATATATTCTTGTTCTTCTAATGGATCAAGCTTATCGAGTAAAAATAGTAATATAATATTTTTATATAATAACTTGTAAATATATTCTTTGTATTTATCATCAGTTATAGTACCAAATAATTTGAGTCCAAACCATGTATATATTAAATTAATATAGTATTTTAAATATATTTTACAATATAAAAAATCATCTATACGAATTTTATTAGTGCCTATTTTGTTTTCTAAAACCTGAATAAATAACTCTATTTTTTTAATATTTTCTTCTATTGTTTCAAATTTAGATTGATGTACTGAAGATACATTTTCTATAGATTCAATATAATATGGATTATAATAAGACATTGTATGATATTCGCTATTAATATTTCCTATTTCTCTTCTTCTGTTGGTAAGTGTAGAATTTAAAGCAGAAACAATTTGTGCTTTTTCAGTAGGATTAATTATAGTTGCTTCAGATGGTGCTCCTCCTTTTATTAATCTAAACTCATTTATTGAGTTTAAACTCAATAATGCATCATTTAACAAATCAACTAATCTAGTATCTGTAATAGATAATATATTTATGCTTTTTAATGATTCAAACTTTTGAATTGCTGTTATAATAGTATTTATATATGCTTCTATTGTAGGATTTGAAGTTAAATATTCTGAAAAATATTGTCTATATTGTCTTAAAGCTTCTTGAATTTCTTGTTGTTCTTTTAGTAACTTACTAATATTTTCTGTAAACTTTTCTTGGCTAAACTTGCTAGAATTGCTAGAAGTTGTGTTAATTGTTGCAATTTTAGTTATGTCTCTTTTTATACTTGTTATTTCTTTATAAATTAAAGTTATTTTTGTTGTTATTTCTTTAGCAATATTCTTATTATCTGTTATAGTTTCAGGTTTATCAATAAAATATTTTTTTGACACAGTTATATTACTTTGTTTTTGTGGCATTCCAATTGCAATATCGTGTGCTAATGTTACCATTAATGCGTCTTGTAATTCAATTTTACCAGATTTATTTTTAACAATACTATCGTTTTGATCATCGCTATTTATAATAGCAGCTGAAGTAGAAGATGAAATAGAAAGAGGAGCAATATTAGTATTATGTATTTGTAAAAATAACTTAGTTTTTTTTTGAAAAAGTTGATATTTTTCATTATCATTTGGATTATCTTTTAAATATTTACTAAGTAAAAATATATCTAAAAATAAGTTAGTATATTTGCATTTATCTAGCTTATAACTATCATTAATAACATTCTTAAAACTTTTATCTGACGATACTATATATTTACTTCCAAAAGTTAATGATATATCCGGTATATATTTATCAAATTCAGGTTCAGGTGAATGTTTAGCTAAACATGCTTTAACGTCTTCATCAAAATTATCTGTAAATAAGCTATAACATAATCCATAGGATGTTTCAATAATATGTTGCTGTTTTTTCTTATTTGTTTTGTCTATTTGTTCTGCATCACTCAGTTCTTTTTTAATTTTTCTATGATCATCTTTAAATTTATTACATAATTTTAAAAATTCATCACAACCGAGTTTAAATTTTTTTATACGATCTTTTATATCAGATAAATTAATTTGCTGCTGAATTCTTTCTATTAAGTCTAATTTGTCAATATCAATAGTTTTTTCTAATTTATATAATTTAGAAAATATAATAACTTGATTTATAGTATTACTTGATTTTTCAGATAATGATGCTTCTAAGTCTGATTTGATTTTATTTTCACCTAATATTTCTTTAAAAATAGCAATTGAAGTAGTAGTAGTATATTTTTTTAAGTCTGTTTTTTTAGAAATAAGTTCTTCTCTTAATTTTTTAATAATATTTTCATAATCTATTTTGGTATAATTTAATTTTGATTTTGTTTTTTCTTCATCTTCTTTTTGTTTTTCATATTTTTCTAGTAATTCTTGTTTAGTTTTCTTCGTAATATTGTTGTTATTATCAATAATTTTTTTAACAATAATTCTTAAATTTTCAATCCCTTTTGTTTCGTCTTTATCAATATCCCTTCCTTGCTCACTTTCTTCTATTTTTTTAAGATCAGTAATCTCTTTATCTAAGTTATCTAAAGATTCTGTAATTTTGGTAAGTGCTTTGGTATTTTCATCATTTAATTTTTTAGTTTTAGTTAAGTTTTCGTCTAGTGTTTTAATTTCATCGTTTAATTCTTTTATTGCTTGGTCTTTTTTAATATCACTTTCATCATTATTTTCAGTAAATATTGTAGTTGAAAATTCTTCAATAGCTTGTTTATATATATCATCTTTAATCAATTCAATAGTTGAATTATAACAATTTTTAAGTTTATCAAAATAATTGGTTATATCTTTTTTATAATTTTCATTTGTTTTTTCATCCTTTTTATTAATACCCTGGTCTTTAGATTTTGCTGCTTCCTCTTCTTTCTTCCTTGTAGCCTCATTTTCCTTAGCAATTTTGTCTGCTTGATCTTTAAGTGCTTTTTTTATATCATCTTCTCTTGTAGTTTCTTCTTTTGAATATTGTTTTTTTTCAGTATCAGTTAAAGCTTCAGAAGCAGTAACAGTTTCTGGTTTAGTTATTTTAAAACCACTTGTATCAGCTGTTAATATATTATTATTTAATAATCCAGGTATAAGAACTTCTGAAACGAATCTAGCAGTTGTAGCTTGATCACCATTTTTTAAAGAACTAGTTTCTATAATTGAAGAAATACCAGAAGCAATATCTTTAGCTGCATCTTCATTACTTTTTAGAATACTTTTAATAGTATTAATGGTTGTTACATATTGTCTTCCTAGATCGTTTCCAGTTCCACTATAAGATCCATCTGAATTACCATAAAAATATTCATTTAAAGCTTCCAACCTAGATAATGATTCTCTATTAAATTTATCTTTTAGTTCTGATTTAGCTTTTGATAACTCTAAAAATTCTTTATAGTTATCTACAATTGCATTATCTCCGTATTGAGTTGGATAATGTGATTGTAGATAATGTGTGATAATTTCGGATATGTATAAATCGCGATTATTATCATCCATAATGTTTATTTAGTATCTTAATTAAGAATAACAATTAAAATTTAAGTGCTATAACACTAGTCAAACACCAAATAACAAATGAAAAATTACTTATTGAATTATATATATCATTTTTGCGTGTATAATCAAAACTAATATTTAAATCAGGTTGTTCTGCTAATTTTTTATCCATTGATAAGATAAATGGTATCAACATCAGTATACAAATAAGAATAATATGTAAAAGTAAACGGTTAAAACCATTGATATGAATATAAAAATAATATAAAAAGTTTGGAATACTAATCAAAGACATATTTGAAAACAATTCGATAATAGGATAATAATAAATTACATTAACTAAAGCAATTATAAATATGAAAAATAATATATATATAACACAATAGAAAATGAATGCATATCTAAAATTATTTATTAAATTTGCATTTAAACACCAATAAATTAATGATAATGTTATCATTCTTATTGCCAATGTTATACCAATAAATATACCTCTATCAAGTAATCTAATCTCAATTCTATCAGGGCTTATATTCGGAACTTGCTTAAATCCCTCATAAACAGCTCTAAGTTTCCTAACATCAATTGGTGCTATGGTATTTGCCGGTTGTTCGGGCACAGGAGGAGGAATTTTTGTTATAATTTCTTCGATACTTGTTTTAGGTTTTGAAGCTAAAATTGGTGCAACATCGTGAACTTTATTTAAAAAAGATCTCATTGGTGCAATCGGTTTGTTAATAGTATATTCTTCAGCACCACCAGTTTTTTTTAATGTTTTAATAACATCAAATAATTTATCATATCTATTGTTATCAATTAAGGTTTTTAAATTATCAACAACTTTACTTCTATCTTCTGGTGACAATACATTTAAACCTCGTGAAATTTTAGCTATTTTTTCTTGCAAATCTGTATGATAAATTTTAGCATCTCTTAAAGTATATAAGAATTTGAATAAAGTATTTGGATCCTTCAGACCATTAATAAATTTAACATAAAAATTGTATCTTTTGGAATTAAATCTTCTAACAAAAGAATCAGGGATAATTAAAGAACTTAAATTAAATATTGGTGTATTTGGATTTCTAATATTAGTCAAATCTTTGAAACCATATAATAATTCTGCCATTTCTATTATAATGTTTCATTATTTATGTATATAAACCAAATACTACCTATAATTATTAAGCCTAATACAATACCTAATAATAGATATGTATATAAATAATAATAATTCAAAAATATAAATCTCAAAATAAAAATAGTTATTAATATTATTATTATAATTATTGTTATGAATATTGGATAAATATTATAAGAATTATAAACTTTGCGATTGTTGTTCAATTTATCCAATAAAATATTAAAATCTTTATCTTCTGTTTTTGATCCCATTGTTTGATAATAACTCAATAATATGTTATTTAAGGGAATATAATTAGTATCAAAATATTTGAATATTGTTTCATTTTTCAAATCATCTTTATTACCTATAAAATAATAATTAATCGTATTATCTTTACAATTCCCAGCAGCCATATTAATTATATATTAAGATTTTATAAATAAAGATTCTCCTAAAAAGATTACTAAAATAACAACTAAAACAGGAAAATTATATGCAACAGCAGTTGTGTTATTTTTCATCGTCAATATTTGTTTTGTATTTATATCATTGTATTTATTATAATAATTACAGTTGATTGTTAATTCTTTTCTCAAATTAGTTAGATCAATTGTATCTACATCTTCCGTATTATAAAATTTGTAATTTGATATTATAGAATCTGTAATAGCTTGTAATGACAAATCGATTCCATCATTAATATTAGATCTCAATATATATAAACAAATGTTAAAAAAATATGTGCAATTATTACTAATATTTGTAATTTCTTGCTGAAGTTTAGGTTGAGATTGAGATTGAGGTAATGAAACTAGATTTAAATTAACAGTGTTAAATTTTTTAGTAATATAATCCAATATCATTTGTTCTTTTGTGTTTTTATTAAAATTTGTTGTTGGCATACATAAACTATTACCACCTTCAGTTTTTGTTTCAATATTATATTTAAGTTTATTAATAAACATTGTATATAATTTTACTATAAATTTAACAATATAAATATTATGCTTATAAATTGAACTTATTTCCGATTTTGAATTACGGTTTATTTGAGTTTTTATTTTATCTAAATTAATACTTAAATATTGATCCTCAAAACTATTTATTTCTGTGTTTAAAGACTCTTGTGAATCACGATTATAAATAGAATATTCTATAATATCCATTAAAGTTTCTTCATCATAAGTATAAATATTATATAACATTAGTAAATATCCGTAATATTTATTAGCGGTTTTAATAAAAACATCTGTGCCATATTCTGATGTTTGAGAAATAGTATTAATATCTAAAGTTGTAAATAAATCTTGGTTTATATTAAATTTATTACTTGAACGTTCATTTGTACAATGATTAGGAGTAGTATCAAATATTTTTTCACATAAATTAGTAAGTGCAAAATTATTTGCAGTCGCAATCAATTTATAAATTAAACATCTCATTATTATTTGTATAAATTTATTTGTATAATTATCTGATGAAATACCTGATGAAAGTTTAAATGGATATATTATAGGGGTAATATCACTACTAGTAAAATATAATGCATCTGCGGCTTTTGTAAATGCTTTAGGTGATTGTACAACATATTTAGACATTACTTGTATCGTTGATAAAGTTGTTGTTGGATATGCAATAAAAATATTTGCATAATACAGTGAAAATGATGTACCAGTAATATAATATTCATTATTTTTATTATCTATTATTTTGATTGGTAATTCTAAATATGTATTATTTATTATATTTATATTAGCAAATTCTGGAACATTTATATTAAAAGTTAGAGGAATAGTAAAAATATTATCTGATGAATAAAAATTAATATCTGTTAAAGATGATTGTAATTGTTTGTTATTTGTAAATGTAGTCATATCAATTTTTATAGTATTTATTTCATTTATAAAATCTTTAAATTTATTAATAATATTATCATAAGAAATTGTGGAATTTGCAATATTACTAATATTTGTATCAATATCAGATATTATAGTTCGGTTAATATTTTTTATACTTGAATAATTATTATTAATTTCACGAAATAAATTGTAATAATTTTTTTTCAATTTGTTAATGTCTTTAAAAAGTAATTGTTCTAATCTATCAAGTAATTTATAAAATTGATATGATTTATAATAAATATACAAATTTGTATATGTATGATAATCAGAACTTATAGTTATGCTTACATCGTTTTTATACTGAAATATCAAAGAATCAATCGGGTATTTATAATTATTTATTCTAGTAAAATTTTTTATAGTAATATAAAAGGATTTAAATCTATCATATTTCTTAATAGTTTTAGTATCAATATTAAAATAATATTTTAATTCAGTTAGTGTATTAGCATAATTTATACCAGTTGTAGTATCAAAATACACGGTATAATCATTTTCTGGTATAATATTTTTAGTGTCAGTAGTAATAGTATTAATGGCTATTCCTTTAATGTTACTGTCTATTTGTTGAAGATTTTCAAAAATATTGCTAGGGTTTAAATTTCGAATTTGATTATTGATTGTTTGTTTAGTTATGATAAGATTATTATTGTTATTATCATTGATAGTTTTATTGTTGTTTGTTAAAATATTGTAAAAATTTTCGCCATTTGTTATATCTAAAATTAGGTTTAGTTTAGTATTAACAACTGCTATATCACTCTTATAATTTGCCGCAGGTTCGTAAATAATATATTTATTTATATAGGTATTATAATATTGAACCGCGTTGAAAATTGTTAAAATAGTTAATAATGATAGTAAATATATCATTGAAACAAATATTATTTGATTTTCTTTATAGTAATAATAATAAATAACAGCCAGTATAATAATTAATGCAATAATAAAAAGATGTAAATAATTATTCAAACCGCTAATATTTAAAAACACATTTATAAAATTAATTTTGTCAGTCAAATTAGTATTGAGTGAATTAACATAATTATTATATCGTTGTGTATAATAACTAAGTTCTGTTTCATAATTTTTGATATCTCTATAATAACCGTCTACTATGTCTTTTTGTAATTTATAACCTGGATCGGTATTTTTAGAATCATATTTAAATGTATCTACAATATCAGGTTTTTTGACAGGTAAAGGTTTTATTGGTGGAGTCTGTCTATATATATCATTGAATGTATTGATATTATTAACAGAATTTAATGTAATATTGTTATTGTATTTGTTATAAATGTATTTATACAAATAGCCCGATATTATAAAAATAATTGTTACTAAGAAATAAACAATTAGATCTTTTATTTTAGTTTCTTTGTTTCCTTTATTAAATAATTCATATGAATATCTAAAAAGTAATATTATGAAAATAAGCACATAAATTAAAGTAAACATTGTAGAATTTGAATTTGGCGTAAAATCAAACCATAAGAAACTTTTGCACAAATATGACAATGGAATTAATAAAATAATAATAAAAGCTATAAAATAATTACCACTACAATTAGGTATAAATTTATGACAGTCTTTGCACAGACAATTCAATATTTCTTTTGGCAAAGATTTGATATCATCAAATGTGCAATTCTCTGGCATATTATCGATAAAGACATCATAAAAATATAATCCATATGCAATAACAAACATAATTGTTATAAAAGTTATAGCAATTTTTATCAAATAGTTGAAATAACTTTTATTAAAAATGTCTTTAAATAGGTAATTAGAATTATTATAGACTTTAAATCTATTAGTTTCGCATTCAATTGTTTGAATATTATTAAATTGAGAGTTAAACGAACCATAATTATAATTGTAAGTATATTTAAAACTAAATACACCAATATTATACATTTCATCAATAATAAGAATTATAGTAAAAACTAAAGTAATTACTATTGAAATATTTGTTATAATATTGAGTTTATTTTTGATTTCCATTTTCTATATAATAGAAACACATTATAATAATTATAATATGTCCTTATGGATAAATTTTAAAAATAATTTTAAAGAAATAATATCTAACATAGAAGAATATAATTTATTGTTGAATACATATGCAAAAATAGAATACAATTTATTATTATTTTCTTATATAGGATTTCCAACAGAATTATTTATAGATGAATTGATAAAACTTAAATTCAGTATAGTCAATTTGAATAAAAAAGAATTGATATGGAATAAGAATATTATTTATTATGAAAATCAGTATTTTCTTGAGATAGATTTAAATAATCCGAATATGCCAAATAATTATTCTTTTTTTACTGAAATGGTATTATTTATAATTAAAAACAAACCTATGATAAATAATAAACATCTGATAGTAATTAAAAACATAGACAAATTAGAAGATTATTCGTATGCATTTCGAATAATTCTAGAAAAATTTTATAATAATGTTTATTTTATATGTACAACAAATAAAATATCAAAAATTGAATCGCCAATAAAAAGCAGATTTTCATTAATAAGATTAAGATTATTTACAATTGAAGAAATTGAATTTATATTAAAAACATATTTGAACAATCAGAATAAAATCAAAATTCTAAACAGAAATATAATTTTTCATATTTTCATTTTACAAGTTTATATGAATGAACCATTATTAATAACAGAAGATTTTTGTAAATACAATTATCCACCAATTAACAATTTTGTAAATTCAAAATATGATTTACACGACATTAGGCAATTTTCATATAAATTATCACAATTCAATTTAAGTGTTGTAGATATCATAACAGACCTATTGAAGATTTATTATAACAATGACAAAAAGAAAATGGAGATATTACGGATAGGAGCAGAAATCGATTATTTATTAACGACTTCAAATAAAGGAAGGGAACCAATTTTTATAGAAAACCTTTTATGTCAAATTTTAATATAAAAAAAATGATAATAATAATTAAATAATCAAATATGAATTTTTGCGAAGTATGTCACAATATGAAATATATAAAAACGAATGCAGATAAAAAAATGGTATATTATTGCAAACATTGTGCGTTTGAGAAAGACGAAGAAAGCACAACTGCAATAAAAATATCCGAGACTATATACACAGAAGATGAATTATTATATAATCAGCATATTAATAATTACTTGCGATTTGATCCTACATTAAGAAGAATTAAAGATGATACAATTAAATGCACTAACTGCGACATTCCTGATGAAAAGCGGCAAATTATACCTATTAAATATCATCCATCACATATGAAATATTTTTATGTTTGTGATAATTGTGGATTTACTTGGAGAGAAAATAAAAAATGATTTTAATTATATAAGAAACAATCAAAAGAATTAAATAATGGCAGAAAATAATAAAGTTCCTTTTGATGATTGTGTTAAAGTTTTTGCTTCATTAGATAATAAAAAAATAAGTAAACTTATTATGACTAAATATGAATTTAATTTAATTATTAGTCAACGGACTGTTCAATTGTCGCAAGGTCATCCACCATTTGTTCCAGTTGATAAAACCATTAAATCTAATATGGATTTAAGGAAAATAGCATTGGAGGAATTGAAAGAAGGTAAGATACCATTTATAATTAAACGACCTTTACCAAACGATAAATACGAATTTGTGCGAATTCGTGATCTAGATTTAAGTGCTGTAAAATATATGATTGATTTATAGGATATAAAAAAAAATTATTATTATTATATAAATGCTATATTCGATTATTTTGGCCTCTACCTTGGATGGTGGTATAGGTCATAATAATATTATTCCTTGGAATATACCAGATGAAATGCATTTATTTAGAACAATTACAACAGAAACAAAGAATTATAAAAAGAATGTTTTGATAATGGGGCGAAAAACTTGGGAATCTATTAATTGCAAACCTTTAAAAAATAGATTGAATATCATAATAACAAGTGACAATCATTTTGTAAATTCTGAAAATGTAAAAAGCTTTAGTAATATTAAAAATGCGTTTGAATATTGTGGAAAACGCATAGATATTTATAAAGTTTTTGTAATTGGTGGAAAAATGATATACGATTTATGTTTCAGTAAATATTCAAATAATATTGAAAATGTTTATTTGACAATTATAAATAAAAATTATAATTGCAATACAAAAATAGATTTAAAAGTAATTTTAAAGAATTATGAAGCAGTTATTGAAAGTGTTATATTTCACAAATTCTTTTTACATATGAGAATGATAAAAAAACAGCCACTTCAAGTAGAAGCACAATAAATTCCAGGTTTTTTAAAACATTCGGTTATATCATCCTGACAAAATTTATGCATATTGATACAATTATTTAAGATCTCATTAAAAACTGGTATATAACCTTCGAGTTTTTTCATATTTAAAACAGCATCTTGTAAATATTCTAATGCTTTATTGTAATCGTTTTTTTTGTAATATATTAGACCAATTAAATGCTGAAATTCGGGATTAGTTTTTCCGTTTTTAGTGTAAAAATCTAATATATCTTCAAATTTTGCTTCGTTAGTATCATATTTATTATATAAATTAATCATTTCAATATATTTGTTATTTTGAAGTTGTTGATTTGTAGGGTTAACTGTTGATATAAACAATCCTAGTTTCGATCCTTCTAATAGCAAATGTTTATTTAATACATATGATTGCAAATTATCTTTATTGTCGTATATAAATTTAGATAAACTATGTTTGATAGTGAAACGAATAGGTTCCAAATAATTAAATAATTTTTCTGCAGTTTCTGGTGTTAATACATAAGAACTTTTTGAAAGTAAAATTTTGAAATTAATTGTTGAAAGTTCGATATCTAATCTTTTGCCACCATTATTATTTGAAATACAAGTAAATAGAATATCATATTCAATTTTATTCAATAATTTAAGGAAATCATTGAAGTTATTTATGAAGTCATCTAATATTATAACATCATCTTCTAAAATAAGATTGTGTTTGTTGGTACTATTTTTAATAAATTCATATGCTTTTTTATGTTTAAACAAATTTGATATTTGTGCTAAATTAAATTTATTTTGAAGTTTCTTAAAATCCTCATCTTCAATAGTTTCAGTTAAATCAATTTTGTTATTATAATCATTAATATTTTTTTGTATATCTTCTACTGTTGGTGTTGTAATATAACTAATATGACTATCTATTTTTTGTGCTTTCATTAGACTGCGCAATTTATTTACGGTAATATCAATTGATTTTGCTCGCATCGGCAAATGTTCAGATTTAATAATATAAATATTTATCATTATATAAAAATAATTATTTCATTTTCTTAAATACTTAAGAATTATTTAAACTTGCAATAGTTAATTCTAATGCTGATATTCTTTGAGTAACATCAGGACGACCTTCTAGAGCGGCTAAGCGTCCACTAACATCGTCTAAATTAACTACTGGACGAGCTTCGACAGCGGCTAAGCGTCCATTAACATCCTCTAAATTAACTACTGGACGAGCTTCAAGGGCAGCTAAACGATTATTGATATCATCTATAGTAACTTGTAGACGAGCTTCGAGAGCGGCTAAACATTCATTAACATTGCCAATAGTAACAACTGGACGACTTTCAAGAGCGGCTAAACGAGCATTGACATCGTCAAGATTGACAGAAGGACCTACAGGAACATCGCCAGTTACATTGCCATTAACATTGCTATTACCTTCTAATTTGGCTACTCGTTCTTGTAGTAATGCTAGAGTCCGAAAAACACTATAATTTTCCATTTAATATAAATGTATAAAAAAAAATGATATGATTATTATATATATATAAATAGATATGATTATTCCAATTCGTTGTTTTACCTGTTCTAAAGTCATTGCAGATAAATACGATTATTATCACGAAGAAAAGAATAAATTAGCGGCAATGACTAAAATAGATACTAATGTAACTGATGCAGATCTTAAATTTTTTAGCGATATTCATACAAAAGAAATTTTAGACAACTTAGGATTAACTAGATATTGCTGTCGTCGTAGTTTAATGTCTGCAGTTGATATGATGGATGTTATATAAAAATTATAAAAAGAAATTATAGAAATGGATATAACTGAATTGAATGTCGGTTTTATATATAAAAATACAATGCAAACAATTATAGATATTATCAACGATATAGTTGTTATTATCGATAATCCTTCTTTGTATAAGAATTTTAAAGACATTTTTGTAAAAAAAGAACGGTTATTTTATATAGGTATCATTTTTGTTATATTATCTTTTGTTATATATTTTATAGACGGAGTTTCAATATAAAAAATGTGGTATTATAATTATTACATAGCGATATTAATAATTGTCTTAATTTATTTCATAATATCATATCAAAATATTAACATATTGATATCTATAATTATTATCATAATTATTAGTTATTTTTACATCAATAAAATCAAGGAATTTGATAGCGAAAATAAACAAAACTTTAAAAATAAAGTTGCTGTATTAAATGAAGATATTAAATATAGACAATATATAACTGATAACAATAATTATTATTTAAAAAAGTTTCCTGAACAAATTGATTATTTACATAAAGATAATGTTTTATTGAACATAGTTTTTAATATTAGATTTATTAAAAGATATGATTTAGAAAAATATACAAACATTTTATTTCACATAGATAAAATGTATAAAATTTATATGTTTATTTTAAGTGGAAGATACGATATAGAAAAATATTTTAATATTTTTATTGATTTACGCAATATGATTATTCGCGAAATGTATTCTATATATATAATCCTTCCGAGTAAAATGAAATATTATTATGGTTTTAGTTCTTTTGATGAACTTAAGAAAAGTATTAATAGTTTTATGGAATATTCAGCAAAATTAATAAAAATACTTGAAAGATATGGATATCAAGAGAAAAAGGTTTATTATTTGACTGATACAAAATATAAACCATACGAAAAAAATTATAAAAACGATGTTTTTTAAATAAATGATCGTTGAGTTACTGCAGGAGGAGGAAATGTATATGGATTTGAATAATTTAGATCAGAATAAAATGTTGCACTAGCATAAGGACCCAAATCAGCACCACCACTTCGAGAACTTCTAGAGGTTTTATTTCGACTACTTTTTTTCATTGTTGAATCATAATTTTTTTTAAATAATTTAAGAAGTATTGTTATAAAATGACGCATTTTTACTATTTTTTTTTTCGTTAATATTGGATCTCCTCCACCTTTAACAAGTAAATTATTAAAATAATTTATATCTACTAAATTCCCCAACGAAGATACTATCGACATTATTCTATAATATATAATACTTTTTTATTATTAGTAAATAATATAATGTCAATTATTGTCCCTAATATAACTCCTAAAATAGTTATAGATGGTTATACATCTAACGAACCTTTTGTGAAATTTACGCAGCTTTATGAATGGAACAATAGCAATAATTTTTGTTTGTCTGTCGAAAATGGCTATACAAATCTCAACAAGGTTATTATTGATGGTAATAACAATACTTCAAATATTTATATGAGCAGTTTAAATTCAAATATGATTTTTGGAATAAGAGGCAATACGGCAAATTATATTTTCAGAAATTCAAATAATGAATTATTGAGAATAACAAACAGTTCTGTAGGTATTGGAATCACAAACCCTAATTATAAACTAGATGTCAACGGAAATATCAATTCATTATTATTATACAAAAATAATATTGAATTGGATGATATCTATTTGAAAATTGTTAATAATTATTGGATAGCCAATAATAATAATATTTATGTCAATTTAGCAAGCAATATTTCTAATGTTGGAATCGGAAATTCAAATCCTTTAGGAACATTGCATTTAGGAACAACTACATCAAATAGTGATGCTACTATAGTTATATCCAAATATAATAATAGTTCTATAATAAGAAATTTTAAATTAGGGTATGATGCCAATTTTAATTTTATTATGGGTGATTTTGGTGACGCAACCACTCAAGTTTGGAAATCACAATTTTATATAAATTCAAACGCACCAACCGATTCTTTGGTTATTTTGAGTAATGGAAATATAGGCATAGGAACAAACATTAGTACAAATAAATTGACAGTTAGCGGTTCTGTTAGTGCTTCTGCGTTTATTGGCGTTGGATCAAATATTACTAATCTTAATTATAATAATATTACACAAAATGCACCTAATTTATCAAATTTGAATAATTGGATTTATAGCAATTTGAGTGCTGGTAATGGAGCCATTTTATATAATAATAATGTTAGAACGATTGCGATAGGTAAAACAAGTGCTAATACAAATTTTCTATTAGATGTAAATGGAAATATTAATGTTAATTCAATTGCTTTTAATGGTATTGACATCGCAAATGTTTATCCAACAACTGCACAAATTGCCGCAACTTATTTAAGTATAGAAAATGCAAAAAGCTCAAATGCCTGGATTAAACAGGGCATTAGTGCATCGGGTGTTACTCTTAACACATTAATATTAAATCCTGAAATTCAACATTATAATGTTGTTTTGGGTATGGTAGATGATTCAGCCGTTACAACAAAATTACAAGTATATGGCGAACTTAAAGCAAATAAAATTACAACAAACAATAGTATAGATATCAAAAATATACCTTGGATTAACATTATTAATCAACCTAATTTTTTATTGAAAACAGATACAGACAGCTATTATTATTCAAAAACTTATATGGATACTACTTATTCAAATACATTCTCTGCAAATATTGCTTCAATTTATGCTACAAACCAAAAAGTCGAATCTTTAAATTCTAATTTACAAGATATTTACAATAGTGTTACTCCACAGCTATTAACCAATGTAGCACAAAGAATTAGTTCTGGTAATATTCAATTCTATCACAGTAATAGTATTGGTATACCATTTTATTATAATTCTAATTCTAATAATACAACTACAACTTTCGGATTTGGAACAAATTTTACAACTGACAGAGTTACAGTAGATGGAACAATCGCAACAACTATGTTAAAAGCTACTAGCAATATTTATGAAAATAATAATTTATTAAGAGATATTTATATTACATCTAATGTATTGTTTTCTAGTGTTTTACCCTATTACGATACTATTGTTGCACGAAGAAGAGCAGCATATACTGGCGTAAATATTTATCCTCCAGTTTCTACTATTATTGATCCGACTACTTACCAAGGTTCTATAACAAATTTACCTTACGGTAATGGATTATATGGGGTAAATACATCAACTAAAGTTTTCAATAATGGTGTAGAAACATCAACCAATAATATTTTTATTAATAACAGTTATTTATGGACTACGCCAGAACATTATACAGCTGTTAATAATACATTCAATTCTAGCACAGCTTTGAACACACAAAATATATTTACATCAATAAATGTTTCTGGCAACGGTATTCCTATCAGTGGACATTGGTTGCAATTGTATTATTCCGAAAGGTTTATTGTATCTAGAATAGAAATTATCGGTGAAGCAAATCCTGCAAGTTTACCCAAAACAATTACATTATTAGGCGTAAATGTTGATGCCGTTCAAACATCAACAGGCTTGGTTTCTTCATATGATTGGGTCAAAATTATTGATGCATATACAATACCGAGTGAAAGTTATGTAACATCAAATGTTATATATAGATCGGCTATTATAGATATTCCAGATAATGTAACGGCATTCAAGTTTTATAGATTGATAATATCTCAAGTTTATACAGCAACAACTGCAAAAATTTATCAAATCAAATTAAGTGGTTTTGAAACTAAAAAAGAATGGAATAGTTCAGGATCAAATATTTATACTTATTCTAATATTTCAATCAATACAATTGATAATAATTCTCCATATGCATTAAATATTAATGGTAATACATATACAAGTTCTAATTTATTTGTAAATTCAAATATTGGTATTGGTAATACATCACCATTGGCCAATTTACATATTGGAAATTTTAATAATATCTCAGATGGATCAATTATTATTTCTAAAAGAAAAACTGGAGGAGACAATAGAAATTTTAAGTTTGGTTATGATGATAATTTTAATTTTATTATGGGAGATTTTGGCAATTCAACTACACAAACATTGAAATCTCAGTTTTATATAAATTCAAACGCACCTTCTAATTCTTTTATTATTGATAGTATTGGTAATATTGGCATTAATACAAATTCTACAGCTAATTATAAATTAAACATAAATGGTCCAATATTTCAAAATGGAGATATTAATACAAGTTCTAATATTTTTTATAATACTATTTATACCTCTAATAATATTAATGTAAATTCAAATATTAATGTAGGTCTAAATATTAATAGTTCAAATTTATATGTTTCAAACATTGTTAATATTGGTGGTGTTGTAACAATGGCCAGTAATGTAGGCATAGGAACAACCACCAATTTTAGTGGGTCCTTAACAATAAACTCTTCTTCTAATAGTTATGGTATTTGGAATTCATCAATCAATTTAAATGCAACTCAATATATTAATAGTTTTATTGGTAAAAATATAAATAATGGTTTTGTAACTAGTTATTATCACGTTAACGATAATAATTCTAATAATTATTTAACTTGGATTTCATCGGGACAATCAACAAATATCTTAACATTGACTTATAGCAATTGTGTTGGAATTGGTATAACAAATCCTCAAGGTCTTTTTCAAATAGGCAATGGTGGTAAAATTAGAATCGGTATTTCAGATAATGATTATTCAATTTTTGGTATCAATAATAATGATAATAGCAATAATACAAAAATTCATTTAATTGGAGGAACAACAAAATCGATTAATTATAATACTGGTGGTGGTGGTCATTTCTTTAATGTTCTAGGAACTGAAATGATGCGAATTGACAATCTGGGAAATATTGGTATTGGTACAACAGTAACAACAACAGCTTACAAATTAAATGTAAACGGATCAATCTATTCTTCTAATAGTATTTATATTAATAGTAATATTACTATCGGTTCATTGTTAACTGAAACAGATGGTAATTTAATGATTGCAAAACGAGATATTTCAAATAACAGTAAACTAACTAAAATTGGATATGATTCAAATTTTAATTTTATAATTGGTGATAATACGACATCATCAAGTTGGATAAAACAATTTTATATTAATAATACAGCTCCTGAAAATTCATTATTAATCAATTCTTCTGGTTATATCGGAATAGGTAATTCTAACCCATTGGGAATATTACATATTGGTAATACAAATACAACAAATGATGGTATAATAATAATATCAAAACGAACACCTGTAACAACAAGGAATTTTAAATTTGGCTATGATACTAATTTTAATTTTATTTTAGGTGATTATGGAGATGCAAATACACAAAATTGGAAATCTCAAATTTCAATTAATTTTAATGCACCTCAAAATTCTTTAATTGTCGATTCAAATGGAAACATAGGAATCGGTACAACAGTAACAACTAAAAAACTAACTGTAAATGGTGACACAACAATAATAGGATCAATATTACAAACAGCACCAGATGCAACACCAACAAGAAATATTTTTAATGGAATTGTAGGCATTGGTACAACTAATGATGAAGCACACACTTTAAATGTTAATGGCAGTACAAAAATAAATGGATATGTATATACACAAAATATTTCAAATAATTGTAATTTAATTCAAAATGGCAAAGTCAAAATAGGTAATGGTGTTACAGATACATCTGGACCTGATGGTTATAATGTTTATATAAATTCTATGACTTGTATAAATGGACAGATTCAATTGACTGGTGGATCTTTGTCACATACAGGCGGCGAATTGACATTAAATTCAACATTAATATCAATTAATTCAAATACAAATATAGATGCCAGAGTAATAATAACATCAAATGTAGGAATAGGGACAAGTATAGGAACAACTTTAACAAATATTTTACAAATTGGAGATGGTGGAAGATTGCGTATTAGCAATGGTATAACAGATTACACAACGATTGGAACAAATAATAATAGTGGCACAAACACGAGTAATACACGAATTATGTTAAAAAGTTTTAATTATACAAATGCAACAGAACAAGGAAATATTGAATTTTATGCAACATCGACAGGAAAATTTTTATTTTATTCAGGAGGTCAAAATCTCAGCACAAATGAAGTAATGCGAATAAACTCGACTAATGGAAATGTAGGAATAGGAACAATCAATAGTGAAAATTATAAATTAAATATTAATGGTGGTAATGTTAATATGTCAAACGAGTTATTCGTAAATGGTAAAATAAAAGAAGAAAATAATTATTTATCAAATGTTTATGTTAAAATAAATAATTTAAGTAATTTATCTGTTGCTAATCTGAATTTAAACAAAAAGTTTGGATATGTTTCAACAACTGGCAACACCATAGCATTTAATTTTAATAGTGTTGATTATTATAAATATGATATTTATTTAGAACCATTATTAAAAAAATTAAGTAAAACTGTTAATTCAGCGACTGTTAATTATAGAATTTTTAATATCAAATGTTTCTTATCTGATGGTATATTCGAAAATCCGAATGGAAATATTAATGGCAATCTAAATGTTCTACAATATGATGTTTATATGGCTGATAATCCGCTAACAAGTTCAGCAGTTAATTCAAGTGAAATTAAAACAAATTTAAATATAACTGCTATTGGAACTCCTGAAAATCTTTCCTTAAATAATATTCTACCAGGGCTGATAACATTATTACGAACAGATAATTTTGATTATTTAACAATAGTTTCAAAATATAATAATTTAAATATAAACTATATTATCGAAGATTATTTAGGATAATTTTGAAGATATGATTAATAACATAGAACAAGTTATTGAGTATATGAACAATAAAAATTATCATAACAAAGGAAAAATAATTTATACAAATAATATATCGTTATTGGAATTGCAAATATCATTATGCAAATTATTAAAAGAATGTTATATATTTACGGGATATATTCAGGATGATAATACTGCATTTCAATTATATAAAAATAATATTTTTGGATTAATCAAACAAAACAATAATATGTTATATATTTGGAAAATTAAATAAAGTTTTTAAATAATAGTAGAGAATGAATAATGGGTTTATTATATTGGCTATATTACTGCTACTATTAGTAATATTAGCAGTTAGTTATTATGTTTCATTAAATGTTGTCGTAGAGAAATTCGTCGATACTTCATATTTATATCCTATAAATATAAATCGAGACAATATATATAGACCAATTATTGCTAAAAAAGCAACTTTTAATGATTTATATGTTGCTACCGTAGAACAATATGAAGAATCAACAGTTAATGATTCAATATTAGCTATTTACAGTTCATTTAAAAATGATAACACAAGTCCTAAACCGTATATATTTGATTATATTAATACTGTTAGAACAGCTAAAATACCACCTATATTAAAATTAGTACCTTCAACAATTCCTGCAAAAGATTATTTATTTATAGATTTACCAGAAGAAAGTGTTGATAAACAGCTGACAAAAGTAAGTATTACATATGACACTACCAAACAAAGTGCAATAAGTGGTTCAAATATATTTAATATAGGTACTGTCAATTTTAAAAATCCAAATCCATTTGCTTCAGCTCAATTAATATCAATGAATATACAAACATCTCAATTAACTAGCAACACAATTACTTATGATTATACACCGATAAATAATTCATCTGCATTATTTTGCAATTTAGCTTTAGTTACTGTAGGAAAAATAAAATTACCTATTTATATAACTTCGATTCAATTGTATTTTAAAAGTTTAACTCCTAATGTTGCACCAGTTAATGATAATATTATTGGAGATAAAATTAATATATTGTCTGATAATCCTGAAGAACAAATATCTGTAAATCTTCCAACTATAGTTACAGATAACACTGCGTCTTCTAGTCCGCCTAAACCACCTGATGTATGCAATACAATAGAAAATAAATATAGTAAATTATTAAAACTTAAAATACCATATGTTATATATGATGCTTCAAAAGTTAATGGTAGTGTGTTAGCAGATCAATTGAATAGACCAATAAGAAACGCTAATATATCTGGTAGTTATGAAAAAAAAACTGAAGGTAATATTACTTATATTAGTGGTACTACTGGTACATCTATTCAATTTCCTCTTGGATGTATGCCAAGAGATAATTTTACAATATGTGCTATAACAAAATACACCAATCCAACTGGAAATAGAAATCAAATATTATCAACAAGTGAAGGTGTTGCAATAGGACACGATGGTACTGCTGGTATAATAACTTTTGATGGCTCTAATAAATCTAATACTCCTCCGACATCATCATTTAATTCAGATTGGGTAATTACTTGTTATAAACCAGATGGTAAAAAAATCGAAAAAACACTTATTATTAATGATATACAATTAGGAAATGAGTTTATCGGACCTTATGACCCTGTTTGTATAGGTGCACCAAGTGGTTATAGATCAGAATATTTTCAATATCCAAAAGAATTTACAACTAAATATGATGACTTAGTAAGTGGCGATTATTGTGATTATCAAATAAAATTATTTTTGAATAATAATCCCAATGCAAGTAAATCAGATTTTGGTTTAGCTTATTTAATGATATGGCATACTAGATTATTAGACAATGAATTAGTTATTGTATCAAAAATATTGAATAATTATATTAATAATAATATCAAAAATGTTGCATTATCTATACAATCTCCTATTACAATATATGATGGATCAACAGAAGATAAAGCTGCAATTTCTGCTATGGCTATTAAAACTGCAACAAACGATATTACACAAACAAACGGATTTTATTGGATTAAGCCAACTGGTACTGCAATTGCTAGAAAAGTATTTTGTATTATGGATAACAATTGCGATGGTGGCGGATGGATGTTAGCAATGAAAGCAAAACCTGGCAGCACAACATTTAATTATGGATCTGATTATTGGATCAAAAATAATGTATTACTTCCCGCTACTGATATAGCTTTTGAAGGTAGTACACCTTATATGGATACAACATTAGATGCTAAATACGATATATATAATAGCTATCTAGTTACCGATTGTTTAGCTATTTTTGATGGTCGTGAATTTAATTTAAGTCCTGCAGCAAATGGACAATGCGGAACAAATGATAGTGATGTATATACAGATCCAGGTTATAAACAATATGGTTGGAGATGGATTAAGAAAAATTTCAATAACAATACTCCAATAACATTATTAAACTATTTTGCAAATAATAATAGACATTTTGCATATACTTGTAGAAATACACAAGATAAACCTGGTTTAGATACATTTATGAAAAATATAAGTGGAGCTATTTATGTAGATTATAATTATTTTTTGAATTATATCATTGGAAATAGATCAAGATTAGGTAAAGAAATACCACCTTATAATAGTTTAATATGGTCTACACAATCAGAATTTTTATCATATGGTTTTAATATTTATATTGAAAATTGGGCTCATAGAGTAAGATGGGGAGGCACTTTTAATGAAAACGGAGGTTCATTACCTACTACTAATGATGTTTCAGGAGGTATAGGAATGGAACAGAGAAGTTATAGTGCAGGTGATGCAATCGGATGTTGTCAAAATACAACTGGATTAAATAAATCACTTAGTTTCAAATGGTTTATTAGATAATTATTCAAATATTAGATATTATTAGAATAATAATAATGAAATTAATATATTTAATATTATTGACATTAATAACAATAATATCAGTTATATTAATATTTATGTTTTTCAATAAAATTGAAACTTTTACAAATCCAAAAAGCGAATTTAAATATCCAATTAATATTAACACTGGTAATATTATAAATGTACCATTGAGTAAAAGTTCTACATTTTATAATCTTTATGTTGCTAGAGCAGAACAATATGAAGAATCAGATATAAATGATTATATATTAGCTGCTTATACTTCATTTACTGTGATTAATAATAATAACATACTAGCAATATTGAATGCAACTAATAATTCAATAACGATTAGTCCTTCAACAAAAATGATTAATAATGATTATATTTTTTTCGATTTGCCAGAAAAATCAGATGAATATTTGTTAACTAAAGTTGTTATAACTTTTAATGATAGAAATATGAATTATTTAGATTTGTTTGTAATAGCTACTGTAGATTTTTTGGATGAAAATCCATTTAGTTCTGCAAAAAAAATAAATACAACTATTGAAAGATCTTCTGATGGTAGAATACTTACATACAATTTAGTAAATAATTCTAAATTGTATTCTAATATTGCATTTGTTACTAAAACTAAATTATCAGCTAATACGACAATAATGATAAATTCAATTGAATTGTATTTTATAAATGACGATGGTAGCAACGCTTCTTATACTGAAATTGTTAGTATTGTATCTGAAAATGAAAACGAAAATGTAGTTGTTCCACTTCCATTACAATTAGATATGGACGAATTTAATGTAGAAACAGCAACATTAATATATAAATATAATAAAATTTTAAAATTAAAAGTACCTTGGGGTATATATGATGCTAGCGTAATTGATATATCATCTGATAATATTAAATTAAAAGATGCATTAAACAGAGATACAAGACACGGAGTTATAACAGGAACAATACCAACGCAAACAAAAGATACAATTAATAATGTAACTTATCTTAGTGGTTCTACCAATACTTCTATAACATTTTCTCTAGGTAGTATTCAAAATTCTTTTACTTGTTGTTCTATAACTAAATACACAAATCCAAAGACTAATAGAAATGATGTTTTAACATCAATTGGCAAATTAGAGTATAAATTAGGTCATTATAATGGAACAGAAGGAATTATAAAAGTTACTGATACATCAGATAGTTGGAGTATTGGCAATAATGAATTAAATAAATGGATTGTAAGTTGTGTAAAATCATCTAGTAATAATTCAAAAACAAAATCAATAATAATTAATGATTCTGGATTATATAGCGAAACTGGTTCTTTAGGTGGTTATTTAGACCCTTGGTGTTCAGGTACTCCATATACACCTGATAGATGGGATGAACAAGACGATTACGGTAGGTTTGTTGCTAATTTACCTCCTGATTTGAGAGCAGTATATGATACAGATTTAATTAGTAATTATCAGTCAAGAGACTATTGTAATTATCAATCACAATTTATAATAAATAATCAATCAAATGCAGCAAGCTGTTCTGATTTTGGGTTTGCATATATGTTAATATGGTCAGATACATCTTTATTAGACAATGAATTATTAATTATATCAAAAGTTTTGAATAATTTTATTAGATTAAAAACGGCAGTTATTCCAGTTGTTACAGTGCCTATTACTATTTATGATGGATCAACAGAAGAAACAGCTGGAAAATCAGCAATTGATATCAAAAAAGTTAAAGGTGTAACAGCAACAAACGGAGTATATTGGATTAAACCGGATGGTGCTAAAAAAGCTATGCAAGTATTTTGTATTATGGATGATCATTGCAATGGTGGTGGATGGATGTTGGCAATGAAAGGAAGTCGTAATACTAATACATTTATTTATTCATCAGATTATTGGACTAGTGATAATACTTTAATTCCTACGAATGATATTCATTTTGAAACAGGACAAAGTGTTACAACAAATAATGATTTATTTATGGATATATCATTAGATGCTAAATATAATATATATAATACTTATCCTGTTACTGATTGTTTAGCTATATTTGATACTCGCGAACTTGGAAACAAAGATATTTATTATACTGATCCTGCTTATAAGCAATATGGCTGGAGATGGGTCCAAAAAAACTTTAATAATAGTACTCCAACAACATTGTTAAATTTTTTTCAAAAAAAAACACGAATATTCGAATATTCCTATTTTTATAATCCAGACCCAAGTAGTCAAACAGTTAAAGATATAAATTCATTTATGCAAGGCAAAGGTAATTATATTGATTATACGGATTTTATACATAAATATATGATTTCTCCAGATACTAATGTAAAAGCACCATATAATATTAAAATATGGTCTTCGGAAGCAGCTTATTTATCATTTGGATTCAATAATTATGTTATTGAAGCTAATACAAAACATAGAGTAAGGTGGGGAGGAATTTTCAATAACGATACTGCTCCCTATACTTACACAAAAAAACGAGAGCCAGTTTATTACACATATAGAAATAGAAGAGGGAAATTAATAACAACTAAGCAAATAATAGGATTTAACATCAAAGAAACAGGAAATTCGGAATATCCTTATTTACCTTCGACAGTTGAAGCTTCTGGCGGTATAGGTTTATATGATAAAAATGCAGGTGATACAAATACTTGTATTAAGTGTTCTGAAAGTGTAGGTATAAATAGACCATTGAGTTTTAAATGGTTTATTAGATAATTTCAATAATTTATTTTTTTTATTATTATAGAAATGAATATAATAGCTGCGACACCTTCATTTGATCCAATATTAATATTATCAGTAGTTTTAATACAAATAGGTGCTAGACATCTAGATTTAGAATTAACTGATTTTCAAAAAAAGTTATTAAAAAACAAAATAATACAGGCTATCATTTTGTTTGGTTTGATATACATACCAATTAGAGATATTAAAAAGGCAATAATTGTTTTATTGATGATTTATTTAATAATTTATGTTATATTCAATGAAAATCATAATTATAATTTATTTTCAAAAAGGTATTTATATAACGAGGGTATTATAAATAAATTCAATGATATCAAACAAAAATATTATAATAATATAACAAACTTATTTTGAAAAAAATGATTTATTTATTTAAAATTAACTTATATAATAAATAGATATGTCAATATACAATGAATTATCCTACAATTCACAAAAAGTTATTATTGAAGAGGTTAAAGGTATTCAATTTAGTATATTAGGACCTGATGAAATAATTAAGCGTTCTGTTGTTAAAGTAACAAAAACAGATACTTATACTGGTAGTGATCCTATTGTCGGAGGTTTATTTGATCCGAGAATGGGAGTTTTAGAACATAATAAAATTTGTACTACTTGTGAACAAAAAAATGTATTTTGCCCTGGTCATTTCGGACATATCGAATTGGCCAAACCTGTATATCATGCTATGTTTTTTGACATTGTTAAAAAAATATTAAAATGTGTTTGTTATCGTTGTTCTAGAATTTTAATTTCTCCGAATACTCAAATTGAAGAACTTAAAAATGAAATGACACGAATATTAGCAATTAAAAATAATCAGAAACGATGGGAAGCATATTTTAAATTATGTAATACTACAACTAAAATTAAGCTTTGTGGCGATGATAAACACATTGGTTGTGGAAGTCGACAACCAGACAGATACAATAAAGAAGCATCAATGAAAATTATAGCTGAATGGAAAGATAAAACTAAGGAAACATCAACACAATTAGAATTTACTGCTGAAGATGTATTAAGAATTTTCAAAAGAATAACTGACGAAGATATGGAATTGATGGGATTTAATCCAAAGTGGAACAGACCAGAGTGGATGATATGCACTGTTTTACCTGTTCCGCCTCCTGCAGTTCGTCCTAGTATCATAGAAGAAAACGGACAACGCCGAGAAGATGATTTAACACACAAATTGAGTGATATAATAAAAACAAATAATAATATTATCGATAAGATTGGAAAAGGTTCAAGTGAAGAAACAATTAAATTGATTACTATGGTTTTGCAATATCACGTATTTACTTTTATTGATAATCAAATTCCTGGTTTGGCTCCATCTCAACAGAGAAATGGTCGTCGACTTCGTTCTGTTTGTGATCGTATGAAAAAGAAAGAGGGGCGAATTCGTGGAAATTTGAATGGTAAACGAGTAGATCAATCTGCTCGTTCTGTAATTACTCCGGACCCTTATATTAGTATTGATGAATTAGGAGTTCCAATTAGAGTAGCTTTAAATATAACATTTCAAGAAATTGTAAATGAATATAACATCGAAGAGATGCGTAAATTAATTTTAAATGGATCTAACAAATGGCCTGGGGCTAAATATGTTAAAAAACTAAATGAAACAGGACCTGTTAATTTGAAATATGCTGATTTAACTAAAATTGCAAATGAATTAAAATATGGTGATATAGTTCACAGACATCTAAAAGACGGCGATTATGTTCTATTTAATCGTCAGCCTTCACTTCATAAGATGAGTATGATGTGTCATAAGGTAATAATAATGCCTTATCAGACATTTAGATTGAATGTATTAGATACTCCACCTTATAACGCAGATTTTGATGGAGATGAGATGAATTTACATTGTCCTCAAAACATTCAAACAATGAGTGAGTTAAAAGATCTTGCTGCAGTTCCATATTTGATATTAGCTCCAAGAGATGGAAAACCAAGTATCGAGGTCGTTCAAGATACTTTAGTTGGTTCTTTCAGGGCATCAAAAGATTATGTAACAGTCGCAGATAAACAGATGGCAAATTTACAAATGGTCAATAGTTATTTCAAAGGTAAATTGGTCAAAACTAATTATTATACAGGAAAAGATTTATTTTCTGAAATAATGCCACCATCATTATTTATTGAAATGAAAAATAAGAAAGATGAGAAGGTAATTATTAACAACAGTAAACTAATTTCAGGAACCTTAGACAAATCAGTATTTCATAATATCACAAATGGATTAATTCCAGTTATTTATCACGACTATGGACCTGTAGAAATTAAAAAGTTTTTAGATAATACACAACGCCTAATTTGTAGATGGCTATTAACATCAGGTTTTAGTATTGGTATTAGCGATTTAGTTACTGATACTAATACAGATCTAGAATTAAATAATAAAATCAAGGAAATGAAAGCTCGTGCTTATAAGAAACTAGAAGATATGCGAAAAGGAGAAATTGAAAATAATTCAATCTTTTTAAATGAAGAATTCTTAGAACGCGAAATCATTGGGATTTTAAATCAAACCACAAACGAAGTAGCTACAATCAGTTTAGCTAAAATCGATGAAAAAACAAATCGTATGTTCAATATGGTTAAATCTGGTTCTAAAGGTAAAGAAACTAATATTGCTCAAATTATGGCTTGTGTTGGACAGCAAAATGTTGATGGGCGTCGCATTGCCTATGGTTATACAGATAGAACTTTACCACATTATACAAAATACGACGATGGACCTGAAGCGCGTGGATTCGTTGAAAATAGTTTCATCAGTGGTCTATCACCTCAGGAGGTGTTCTTTCATGCTATGGGAGGCAGAGAAGGTTTAATTGATACAGCTGTTAAATCTGTAACAGGAGACACTGATATTATTATTGTAGAAAACGGAATTGTTAAGTTTGCTAAAATTGGAAGTTGGATTAATAATAAATTTTCAGATGAAAATAATAAAGATTTAATTGAAGTATTTGGACCAGAAGAAATGAATATGGAAATGTTAAGTGTTCGTACAGATGAGATATTTATGCCTTCTTGTGATAAGAAAGGAAATATTATTTGGGGAAAAATTACGAATGTCAGTCGACACGATCCAGGAGAAATATTATATTTAGTTGAAACAAAAAGTGGACGCAAAATCAAAGTTACGAAATCAAAATCATTGATGATATGGAATAAAGATTTGAAAGAATTTGTAAAACGAGACACGCCCGATATTGTAATTGGAGATAAATTGCCAGTTACATTTAATCTACCACAAATAAAATTAATAAATAATCAAGATTTATCAGAAGATTATGGTTATATCATTGGCGAAACAGTTGCAAATAGAGATAATAAAATTCCAAAATATGCGTTAGTAGCATCTGACACTTTTATTAAAGGTTTAATTGCTGGTTATTACGATAATGTTGGTGAAATTGTTAATAATGAGATCATAGTAAAAACAAAATCATCAGAATTGGTAAATGAGTTAATATTAGTATTTGGAAGAATTGGAATATTTGCAACAATCAAAGAAAACGATGTTGTTGCAATCGTAGGTGATGAAATTAATAAATTCAAGAAATTGATTAATATGAAAAATGAAACAAAACTCAAACAAATCAATAAGATTGTTATTAATAAAACTGCAATTGAAAGATATAACGATGTTGTATTAGACGAAATTATCAATATTACTCCGATTTATGAAGAAGAATTTAAAAATATTTATAAAAAGGTTTATGATGTTTCAGTTCCGGAAACTGGTAATTTCTCAACAATTAATGGAATACATTGTGTTAATACCAGTGAAACTGGTTATATTCAAAGAAGATTAGTCAAAGCTATGGAAGATGCTAAAATTAATTATGATAATACAGTAAGAAATGCAAATGGATTAATAATCCAATTTATTTATGGTGAAGACGGAATGGATGGTTGTAAAATTGAAAATCAAATATTACCAACAATTGAAATGAAATTCTTAGAAATGGAACAGAAATATAATTTAACTCCAGTTGATAATTTAAATATCTATTTAACACCTGAAGCCTTTAAACAAGTAACTAAAACGACTTATGACAGATGTTATAATCATTTCAAATTATTAGTAGAGGATAAGAATTTTATTATAAACAAAGTTAATAAAAATAAAAAAGGAAGTTTAATTAAATATCCAATTCCTTTTAATAGAATTATTACGAATTGTATTAAACGAAGAGATTCGACAGGCATTAAAGGAACATTAAGCGATTTGACACCTGATTATATTCTTGATAAAATCGACGAAATGATCAATGATTTATACATCAAAGATACAGTTCAAGGAATGGTATATTTCCATATTTTACTAAGAGTTTATTTGTCACCAAAAAAATTAATAATAGAACAAAATTTTACAAAACCAATGTTTGACTGGTTAGTAAATCAAATTTATGAATATTTTAAGGAAGCGATAGCGCAACCAAGTGAAATGGTAGGTATTATCGCAGCTCAAACTATTGGAGAAATGGGAACTCAGATGACTTTAGATTCATTTCACGTTTCGGGAACAGCTGCAGCAGTCAAAGCTACAAGTGGTGTACCTAGATTGAAAGAAATTCTAAGTGCAACTAAGAAAACTAAAACACCAACTTTAATTATTTATATGAAACAGGATGTTGCATCCGTGAAGAATCCTAAAATGGCTGAAGATGGAATTGCTTATGATGATGAGAGATTAGAACAGGCTAAGAATGTTGCGATGGCTATTAAAAATTCAATTGAAATAACAACATTGTCAAACATCTTAGAATATAGTGAAATTTTCTGGGATGCAGGTAAATTAGAAACAACAATCGACGAAGACAAAGGTATGTTAGATATTTATAATAAATTTGCAGCATTAGAAAGCAGTGTAAATAAATGCCGAAGTGATTCACCTTGGGTATTAAGAATGAAATTCAATAAAGATAAAATGAATTCATATGGCTTACGAATGATTGATATATACACAAAATTAAACAAAGCTTATAATAAATACATCGATTGTATTTATAGTGATGATAATGCAGATGAATGCATATTCAGAATCAAATTAACTGATTATGCTTTCAAAGATATTGACAATAAAGATGAAATAGCAGCATTAAAAGCAATGGAACATAATATTGTTTATCAAGTCTTATTAAAAGGAATTAAAGGAATTAATAAAGTTTCTTTAAATAAAACAAAATATGATATTTACAATCCTGAAAAAGAAATATTTGAAAAAGTTGTTGAATGGGTATTAGACACAGATGGAACAAATTTATCAGAAATCTTATCAAATCCTAATATCGATGCAACAAGAACTATTTCAAATGACATCCGAGAAATTTATACAGTCTTAGGAATAGAAGCAGCTAGAAATGCATTATATAACGAATTGGTTAATGTAACTGGAGAAGGTTCGATGAATTATCGACATCTATCACTATTAATAGATACTATGACATTTAGAGGAAATTTGATGTCAATTGATAGACACGGAATTAATAGAAACGCTAGTAGTGCGTTGAGCAAATCATCATTTGAAGAAAGTGTAGATATGTTAATTAACGCTAGCATATTTTCAGAATATGATAATACAAGTGGTGTGTCTCCACAAGTTATGTTGGGTAAAGTGCCTAAATGTGGATCGGGCAATTTCGATATAATCTTAGATGAAGAACATTTAATTGAATTATTGAAATCAATTAAACAAACAAAAGAAAATAAATATGAATTAGCAGATATCGAAGAAGAAGATGATGACGACGATACAGAATGCTTGGAGGAAAATTTAACATTCAATATGCCAAAAAATGAAGTTGACAAATGTTATGCAATTGAAACCCCAAAGATTAAGATTATTCGGAAATAAAATCAAATAATTCTTCCCAATTATCAGTAATAGTTGAAATATTTTTATTATCAGGAGTTTGAATATTAACCAGAAACTCTTTATTTGGCAATTGAATAATTTCATATTCAATGATTTGTTGATGTTCAAGAAGTTTTTGGATCGTGGTTTTTGTCATATTAACAAGCATTTTTGTTATAATAATTATAATAAATAAACAATCAATTTTATTAAAAATTACGATAAAATTATTTCTTTTTGAAATTAAAACAAAAACAAGTGCTTTTGATCTTTTTATTCAGTTCAACAGCACCTTCTGCACAATAAATAATATTTTCGATAATATCAGAAATCAAATCGTTTTTAAGTAATGTATCTAAATGTTCTATAGTTGTATTATTATTACTTTTAGAAAGAATATTATTATCATTAGTAACAAATTCTTTGATAATATTAATAACTTTAGTTTTTTTTTCACTACCTTTTAAATCTTTATCTTTTTCAACTTCTTCCATTATTATTGTAATAAGTTGCATTGAATTGATTTTGCGGATATCAACATTATTTTGAATTAAAATATTTTCTAAAAACTCCATTATTATAAAAGTAATTATTTTATTTTTAAATGTTCATCAATCAAATATTTGATTGCTTGGGGAACATCTTTAATTCTCATATAAATAGATTTGTCACCAACCGGCGCAATAGTAGAATCAACAATAATATTATAAATAGTATTTGAACTATTATTATATTTGTATAAAATTATTAGAGGTCTATTTAAATAATTCTGTGTTGGTGCCTTATAGAAAGTTGAAGATAATAATAAATCTTCGACATCGCCTCTAACAACTGGTTCTTTTTTGTCGTTAACACCATATTTGCTTCTATGAATAGTTATAATATTGATATTCAAAATTTTGCACATTGCAATAATATAATAATCATTTGGATATAAAGGTTCAGTTGAAGTAGTCAAAATAGATCTTAATAAATCTTTGTGTTCTTCAATTGATTGTATGTTATAATATTTTTCCCAGAAGATATTATAATTTGTATATTTTTTTCCAATAGCTTTTGTCAATAGTTTATTAAAATAAGGATCATCAAACAATTCTTTTAATAGGGTTTTTACAGAACTATAATTTTTAGAATTGAAGATTTTCTGAATATCGTTTAATGCTGCTTTTTCTAAGTCAGCATAAGTAGTTTTAATATTCAACAATCCTGCTAACCATAGATATAACTCTTTCAATGAATTTCTGTCATATTCAGTATTTTTAATGTATAACATATTACTCCATTTAGATTTCTTATGCATAACCCATTTACTATTCAATTTTTCAAAACTTCCCTTAAATAAAACAGGTAAGTCTTCTTCTTCAATGGCATCGTCATTAGTATTATAAACATAATCTTTATTTTCAAATGCATTAAAACTTATATTAGGAGTAGAAGGATGATAAATTAATAATTTAGATGGTATTTCGTGCTGTATAGCAACCTGAGAAAATAGAAACTGATGTTTATTTTCTTTTATCAAAGGATTTAAGAAATCATATTTAAAATAAATAATAAAATCATTAAGAAATTTCTTAATGTGTTTTTTAGATATAAACGGCGTTTCTTCGAGAATTATTCGTAATTTACTTTTTTCTGGATTCTTTTCTAAATCCAATTCCTTAAATAGTCTAGAAATTCTGGTTTCTTTATTTAAGGTAAGTAGATAATTAAACTTTTCGTCTGTTAGATTCAATAGTTTTAAATAAATCATTAATTGTAATTGATACCATTTTTTATTTTTATTTCTATTGATAATTTGATATTTATATAAATCATCAATAATTTGAGAATGGATTATATCATTTGTTAGAGGTAATTTTTTAACTTTGAGATTATAATAATATTCGGTTTTAGTGGTATTAGTAGGTTCCCCAAAATCGTAATTGATATTTAATAATTTGCATTGATCTGTAAATAATTTTTGATCTGTAATAATAAGATTTATATCTATAGAATTGCCTATGATGTCATCATAAAAAACGATTTCAGTTATTTCTAAATCGATTATAATACGATTTAAAAAACTTATACTTATTTTCTCAGTTATAATGAAAAATCCTTCTTTTGTAATAAAATGCGAAATGGATAAATCATTATTAATAACAACTGTTGTAATAATAAATTTTTCTTTTATTTTTAGTAAACTAGATTTTGTCCAGGTATTTAAGGAATAAATATTATTAAAAATAGCATAATTTTCGTTATATTTATTTTTTAAAAGACTGCATTCCTTGAACAATCGTTTGATATGTTTATATTCATTAAGATTTATTAATTTCTCTCCATCAACACCTTTTAATTTTAGTTCGATAGGTTCATAATAATTCTTTTCTTTGTATAACATCAAAACTTGATTATTAAGTTCCATAGATCCTATTAAATCTTCAAAACTTGTATAATAAGGACAAACAATAGATGTTGTTTCACCTTGTTTTTCCCATATGACTAGAAGAATATTATATAAAATGCTAATTAAGGAATATAAGAAATATGGAGATTTGCTAGTTGGATAATCATTTGATCTTAAATATTCGATAAATTTTTTATAACTATTAAAAATACTCAAAAGTCGTGATAATTTAAAATTATTTATATTAGTTATTTTTGTATTCAAATTAAATTTAATTAAATGTTCTTGCAATTCTTCAGCCATTTTTTTATTATTTTCTGGAATAATTGGGAGTTTATCAATAAAAGCCTTGCATACATTACCATTTTCTAAACTCATAAAAGTAATTAAATCAAGTCTTTTGGTTATATCATTAATGAACAATTCTTTAGACTTAAAATCAAGACCATAGGCAATAGCATTAATAATACTATCGCTTTGTGCATTCTTAATTTTTTTGGTAGTTTTATGTGATATACCTCTGCGCACAAGACATTTATCACTTTTATTCAACATTTTTGAACATAAAGTAAATTTAACATTAGGAAATAATAATTCGTGTAATGATTGGGGAATAGCTCCATACCTACCTACTTCAATTGGTGAAGTATTGACTAAATAATTTTCATCTTTATTCATAACAACTTCAGCAGGAACTGGCATATCATTATAAAATTTGCATTTATTCAATTCATCAGGTTTAGGTGGTTTTTTAAAACAGCAAGGAACACAGATATTATTTTCATCAGGTTTAATCAATTTGACAAATCTTTTTTTTGTTGGATCTTTATCAAAAAACATATCCATTGGTTCTTCATTTTCGATTGGGCATTTAGCATTTGGATTTTCTGGATCTAATGGAACTTTAGACTGTGGGCACCATCTTCTTGGGCAGGTATAAACATTTTTAATATCAGCTTTACTGCCATAAAGTAAATCATTATCAAAATGATAATTACCATTTTTTTCTAAAACCTTTTTGTATTCTTGTGTAAAAACAACAGGTTGATTAACAGCTTGACATTTTGTTCTAGCATAATTATTTTGAAATAAATCTTTATCAGCTTTTTGTAAAAGATTAATAAAATAGCTATGTTGTTTTTTTCCTAATGCACCACCACTTAAAGAAGATGATGAAGACGACGGTGAACTAGAAGAAAATGATAATTTGCCTAAATTGCTTTCATCGTTGTCTTCTTCAGAGGAAGGTGAAGGTGGAGGTGAATTAACAACGACTGTTTTTTTATTAGTGACTTGAGATTTAGTTTTTTGAACTGACGAAGAGATAATTTTAGATAACCAATAAATAATATTTTCAAGTTCTTTTTTATTTGGAATATTAATTATATTAACAAAAAAGCCGTTCTTATAAACTTGAATAATAACAATAGTATTAATTTTATTAATAATATTATCTTGCTGTTTAATATTTTGTTGTTCCATTTCATAAATTAATTCCTGTTCTGATTTTAATAGTTCTTTAGCTTCTTGAATTGAAATATCGTTATTTAAAATAATAAGTTGACTTATGATATCATCTTCATCTAAACCTAAAAATAAACAATTTTTAACATACAAATGAGCATCAAACCCTTGTTTATTATAATTAGATGATCTTTTATAAATTAAATTGATAGTTTCTTTATTTGATTTGAGGATATCAAAAATATCAACATATTCGCTCAATTTTTTCTTAAGATTTTGAATCGCAACATTTTCAACTTCAAAAACAATATTTGCTTTTATGCTTAATTCATCAAATAACAGCTTTTGATTCAAATAAGTTATAGCATACTCAGATATTTCTTTTATATTTTTGTGTATTTCGCTCCAATTAATATTTTTCCTTAAATTGATTGTATAACTTAGGAGAATGGACATATCTTGATTTATTGTTAATTTTGCATAAGTTCCGGTTGTTAAAATAGAATAGCAATTAATACAATTGATAGAAGCCAATTTTTTAATATCAGTCCATTGAATAAATTTATCTTTGGTTAGTTTGTTAAATTTGAATAATTTGTAGATGATTTTATAATTATCATTAATCCATTGAATGAATTGGATAGTATTATTTGTATTAAGTTTTTCAAACAATTCAACTAATTCGTAAGATTTTTTTAATTTAGATGTTAATTCATATTTATGTATACTAGTAGTAATATCAACAATTGGTTTAATATCGACTGTTTCTAATGTCTTTAGGATATTCTCTTTGCCAATAATCTGAGATAACGGTGGAAAAGTTTTATCACTAAAATAATAAGGATTGTTTTTTAACTCGGGAAAATCTTTTTCAAAAATGATATTAATACTATTATACGGAAATAGACCAATGTTATAATTATAATTAACAGGTTCTTTCAATTGTTTGCTTTTTAAATTAGAGGCAGTTAATGGATTTGCCGAATATCCATTCCATTTGATATTATCAATATTGAATAAAATAGATATATTACCTTTCCAAACATAAAATCTATCAGAATTATAAATAGATTTAGCAATTTTAACAAGTGCATTTTCTAAATTATCATCTTCATATACATAAACCTCGTGTGTATTATAACTTTTATTATTAGTCCAATTATTAATTATAATTTTCTTATATAAATTCATTATCTATTTATAAGTTTTAATATTTTTTTCATTTGATAAAATAGAATTATTCAAAATGAGTACTATTATTGATCCTGATACTCTTGATTATAATAAATTGCGTGATGAAATGGACAAAATAAACGAAATATTAATAAAAAAAGAAGCTGCTAATAAAAAAATAACAACTACAGACCAAAGTTCAAATTTAGAAAAAATACAAAAAACTTTAAAATGGAGTATTATAATTTTAGTAATAATAATAGTAATTATAATCATCATCATTATTATTTATAAGGTAATGAGTCGACCAAAATCTGTATATATTCACGATTATAATTATGAACAGCAAGAAGCACCTGTTTATAATGTCAAGCCACCTAAACCAGCTCCACAACCTGTTTACAAAGTCGTTCAGCCACCTCCACAACCTGTTTACAAAGTCGTTCAGCCACCTCCACAACCTGTTTACAAAGTCGTTCAGCCACCTCCACAACCTGTTTACAAAATCGTTCAGCCACCTCCACAACCTGTTTATAAAGTCGTTCAGCCACCTCCACAACCTGTTTACAAAGTCGTTCAGCCACCTCCACAACCTGTTTACAAAGTCGTTCAACCACCAACTAATAAACAGCCAATTTTTAATTCTTCTGAAGATTCTTTATTTACATCTGATTCAAGTATTTGGACTAAAGAACCAAATATGAAAAAAATAAATGGAGGAAATAAAATGCCTAAATATTAAATCTTTTAATTTTTTTAATATTAACATAGATAGGCAAAATATATTTGAATGATAAATATAAAGATAATATCATACCAATAAGAACAAAAAATAGATATTTATATGAATAATATCCAATCACAAATAAAATACATAAAATTAATAAATAATACATTTATTTTTATATAACAATTAATTTATTGTGTCCTACTCGTATATCGGTATTAATAACAATTGGAACACCAAGCTTTTGGATGTTCTTACAGAAAGCCACATCTTCAGAACATAGATCACGGAGAATCTTGCCATCATCAGTAATAATTTCTTGTAGATCTGCATTAAAATAAGGATATGACATTTTGCGAAGTACATCGCGAGTCATTGCAAAAAATCCTAGACCTGTATAATTAACAGGCATATATTTAAGAGAAGTTTCGGTTTTCCATTGAGTTACCTCTTCAGGAGTAATAAATTTAAATGTTCCATTTTTAGCAAAAAATTCAGTATCCCAATCCTTAACAATTGCATAAGAGGTTAAATTACTCATACGATACATTCCGGCAACAACTGGATGCACTTCAGTTGAATCAATAAGATCCATAACCTGTTGAGGAGTAAAGATAATATCACTGTCAATGGTAATCCAAACATCAAAATCCATATTATCAAAAGGTTTTTGACTAATACCTCGCATTACATCAAGACCTAAAGTTTGCATACGAGCGAAAGTTACATAAGAACTTACACCGGTGCTAACGATGATATCATATTTTTTAGTTTCCCATAGGGCATTGATAGTGGCAGTCCAAGATAAAAGAAATTTTGATGAGAAAGAATCGCCAGGAAGCCCAAATATTATTTTCTTTTTAACTTCAGGAGGTTCGGCAACAGTTTGTACTTCGTCATTACTATTCACAGAATATTTCGGACCTTCAGCACTATTATTCATTTATATCTAAAAATCTATTTTTATTCCTTATATATTTTTTAAGAATAGATTGACATACTTTTTTTAGATTTATATTATAAATGCTTACAAACAGTTATAACGAGATTGAATTTGAATTAGATGAAACAAGCAAAATAGCTGTTGTTTCAGAAAAAATAAATGTAAAACTCAAACCACATCAATTAACTGCCTTAAATAAGGCAATAGAAATGGAAAAAAACGGTTTAATTAAATATTATATGAATCAGAATGTAATAGAAATATCAACAAATATAGGAATATTTGGCGATATGGTTGGTTATGGTAAAACATTAATTGCTTTAGCATTAATAGCTAGCAATGATGATATTCATTTAAATAGAAATTTAGTAGAAACTTATAATAATAATAAAAATTATAATTATTTTTCGATATCAACAATAAATTATTTGATACCAGAAAAAATAATAAAAGCTACATTGGTTATAGTTCCTAGAGGACCTGTTTATTGTCAATGGGATAATATGATTAAAACGAATACAACATTAAAAGTATTATCAATAGATAATTATATATATATAAAGACTTATTTACCTAAATACGATGGAACCAACGAAGACGAAATAATAAATTTTTTCAATAATTATGATTTGATATTAATTAAGAATACAACATTAAGATTATTGTTTGACAGTTATAATAATATAATTAAAAACTGGTTAAGAATAATAATAGACGAGGCACACGACATAATAAACAACCTGAAGGTTTATGTAAATTACCATTATTTATGGATGATATCAGCAACATATGATAAATTATTTACAAAAATAAGACAATCATCAAATAATTCTTTAATAATAGGTAAAGAAATATTTAACAACAGTGATTATAATAATTTGATGGTAGTTAAAAATAATCATAAATTCATCAAAAAAAGTTTTACATTACCTGAACCAATAGAGAAATATTATTTATGTAAATTGCCAAATAATATTAATGTAATTAAAAATTTTATTTCAGACAATATTTTAGATAAAATAAATGCAAATGATATAGCAGGAGCTATAAAAGAATTGGGAGGTAAAAATGAAACCGAAGAAGACATAATTGAATTAGTATCAAGAGAGATGAATAGAGAATTACATAATAAAACTATAGAAAAAGATTATATAAATAATTTAGATATATCAAATGAAGATAAAGCTATTAAATTGAAAAAGATAAATAGTGAAATTCAACATTGTCAAGAAAAAATAAATGATTTAAGGGATCGTATAACATCAAAGACTTGTTCGATATGTATGGAATTAATAACAAATCCGATATTAATCGAATGCACACACATATTTTGCGGTGGTTGTTTATTAAAATGGTTAAAAACTAATAATATTTGTCCTTGTTGTAGAACAACAATTAATAGTATGGATAAATTAATTGCAATCGTTGATAGTAATAACAAAACGGAAATAGAAGATAATGTTTTAAATAAGGAGGAGACATTATTAAAGATATTAAATTCGAAACCTACAGGAAAGTTTTTAATTTTTAGTAAAAACGAGAATACATTTGATAAAATTAAATTACTGTTAACCGATTATAAATATGATATGTTAAAAGGCAATACTTCACATATGTTAAATGTTTTAAACAAATTCAAAAATGGTGATTTAAATATAATTTTCTTAAATACACAATATGCGGGTAGCGGTATAGATATCAGTGATGCGACTGATATTATAATATTTCACAAAATGGGAATAGACAAAGAACAGGCAATAGGAAGAGCCCAGAGAGTAGGAAGAACAAGTGAGTTATATATACATAATTTATGCTATGACCATGAATTATAAATTATTTTTATATTTATTATCAATAGAATAATATAAAATGAGTTGCTGTTCTGGTAACTATCCTACTAATCAATGTCCTTTAAGAATGTCAGACGGTCGAGCTTTTACAGATTATTCGCCAAGATGTAATTTTAATGCTTATATGAGTAGCAAATTGGCTGAAAAGAATATGTTAAAATCTAGTTATGAGATGAGATTATATTTACAACAAAATTACGATAAATTCATAGAAGAAGAGCGAAAAAAAGCAATTGACAATATTTCACCTTGTGGCGAATGTGGTGTCGGTGATCTAATAAACGACAAGATAACTGAGATGAACAATAAATATGCAGTTCAATGTGATGGTGTTAGCTGTTATAAAACATTAGTTAACCCACAAGGATTAGGAACAACTAAATTTTTTTAAAACATAATAATAGATTATTTATAAAATTATGGAAACAACAGATAATGAATATATAAAATGTAATATAACTGAAATTGAAAATAATAAAATTAAAATTTCTGGTATAGTTAAAAACCCGTCTTTTTATAAAACAATGATAATAACTGCACCTAATCCAATTGATACTATAACTTCTTTTTCTGGTAAAGGGTTACCTTTTCCTTGTGAAATGATTGCATTTGAAAATACACCAAATTTTAAAGTTATAGATGGAACAGGACAAATAGAAGTAGTATTTTTATATCCAAATAGTTATTATACACCGGACGGATATAAAAAAATCAAGTCTCCAATAATCATAAGTTTGGATGAGAAAAAAATAATAATAGAATTAAAGGATAAATGTCCTCTAAAAACTCTTCGTGATCGTACACGAGGAAATCCCAATTTTTATGGTGTTCGCGAATTTATATTACCAATAGGAACAGCTGAAGAAGTAATGAAATACTATTCATATGCTAAAATTAATTATAACATTGCTTAACTCTTATCAAGGAGTTTAACGGCAATTTTGTTTAGTTTTCGTAGTTCGTGAGAAATTGAACCAAGATGTGTTGAAATATTCTCACCATCTTTATCTACAAAAAAGTTTTTTAGCATCTCATATTGAATAATTGTTTTGTCAAATTCATTATTATCTTCATCGTCATCATCTTCCTCCTCTTCTTCATCCTCCTCTCCTTCCTCTTTTTCTTCTTCTTCCTCCTCCTCTTCTTCTTCATCGTCGTCTTCCTCATCATCATCGTCTTCATCATCATCACCTTTTTTTTCTTTGATAACTACAGTTTCATTTGTTGTATCATCATCAGAACAAACGCTATTTTCGTCATCTTTTTTAAGCATTGGTATTTTTATATTTAACATTTATAAAATAATTCTTATATAATTTTAAGGTATGACATTAATAAAGATATTTGGTTTTTTCATAGGATTATTTATAGCATTAATAATAATATCACATTTAAAAATAAATGAACCTTTTACGAATATTTCATTAGCACTACCGTCTATTCCTAGTTTTCCTAGTTTAACATCAATGATATCAACAACAGCAATAACTAACGCAATTGCTAATGAAACTCCGATAATTAATGAAAATGACGATTCAATATTACCTTATAAAGGTTATAAGTTTATGTGTATAACTACTTACAATAATATAAATAAGATTTCAGAGGATCAAGGTAAATGGTTTGATATTGATGATGATCGATTATTTTTCAAATTTAACAAATTAATACAAATAGAGAAGAATTATATAAATAAAAAGATTGGCGCATCAGGTGCTAATATAAATAAACTACAATTAAACGGTCCAGAATGTTTTTATTTTGCAAACAATAGTGAAACATATGAAATAACAGAATTTACGATGTTTATGACAATAAAGATATTTTCGTGTGCAAATCAAAATAACATTATTTTTGAAATGACTGGAAACACATTAACTACTAATAAGATACAACCAGCTTATACAACAAGTATAATTAATGTTAATTTTATAGTTAGAGAAAATAAAAATTATGATATACATCTTTTAATTGGTGACAGAATTTATAAAGGTCTAGCAGACAATATTGCTAAAGACATAATTGAAAACAATGATTATTTGATTATAGGATTATATTATAAGAAAGATAAAATTGGATTAGTGTTTAACAATAAGATTTATGAATATGAAAACTTGATTAAAGAAAATATTACTTTAGGGTCAACACCTATAATAATCAATAAAACAGGTTCTATAAATATGCATTTATACAATTTTGTTTATTATAAAACTTTATTTGATTTTCAATATTATGATTATTTGACTAGATACAATAATTATTATTTATCCGGATTAAATAACAAAGAATGTCCTGTAACTAAAACAACCGTAGAAGACCAAGAAATTAAAAAAGAAGAATTGCCGGTATTTGATAAAATAATATTACCAGAATTTAAATTTCCTTTGTTGCATAATTATGAAACCTTCAAACAATCAAACGACGAAGACGATTTTATTAAAAAAGACATTGATTTTATTAATAATATGAATGTTGATAGACCTAAATTAACCAATTCGTTTATTTAACAGATATAAACATATATATTTTTTAGTAAGTAATGACTGAATTTTTAGAATTTCCAAATAATAAACAACAAATGACTGATACCAATTTATTATTTAACAAAACTAAAATAAGTCCTGAAATTGCATCAATGTCTTCTATGTCGTCAATGTCGAGTGCTTCTAGTATAAGATCTAATAGTAAAATGAGAAAACCTCAGCAATTTATTGAAGAAATAGAGCATAAACAACCAAAGAAATTGATTAATCCTAATATAATGAAAAAAAATGTTTCACGAAATTTTGATGAAGAAGATGATGAAGACGACGATGAAGAAGACGAAGAAGAGGGAGAAGATGATGAAGAAGATTCTCGAAGCAGTTGTAGTAACGAAGAAGAAGATAATGAAGAAGAGGAAGATGATGATGATGAAGATGACGGCAATAATAAGAAAAAATCGATAAATCCGTATAAAGACGAATTAAATGAAAAAAAAGAAATTTTATATCAATTAAATCGATTACAAGCGAAGGGAGCTAAAATACCATCATCTTTTACATTAAATTCAAATATTGAAGATATGAGACAAGAATATAGTCGAATTGTTAAAGATAGAGATATTGATGCTAGTATAAGATTTCAGCGAAAGATGTTAATGGCGTTTGTAACAGGAACTGAATATTTAAATACTCGATATGATCCATTTATGATAAAATTAGAAGGTTGGTCTGAACAGGTTCACGAGAATATTGAAGATTTTGATGATATTTTCGAAGAACTTCATCTTAAATACAAGTCGAAAGGTAAGGCTATGCCACCTGAATTGCGATTATTTATAAGTTTGTCAGGTAGTGCTTTTATGTTTCATTTAACATCAAAGATGTTTAAGGAGAGTTCGATACCGGGTGTTGAGGAGGTATTAAAAGCTAATCCTGAATTGATGAAACAATTTCAAAATGCAGCAGCCAAACAGTTTATTTATAATAACATAAGTTCTCCCAAACAAACAGTAGAACAACAACAACCTAAACAAAATAGCGGCGTAAATGGATTATTCGGCAATTCATCTGGATTATTTGGAATGGTAAATAATTTATTTAGTGGATTAAATAATAATATTTCTAGACCTGAAGTTAGAGCACCTCCAGCACAACCACCAAGAGCAGAACGAGATATTAATAATATCATTAATAATGTTCATAATAAAATATCATTGAATCATTCAGAAGATGATGCCAAAATCGAAACATTATCTATAAGCGATGAGGAGATAACATCAATAATAGAAGATGCGACAGATATCAAAATTTTGAAATCATCCACAAAAGGAAAAAAAAATAATAGAACTTTAAATATTTAACGAGAAAGTTTACGAGTTCGTGCAAGTTGTTTTGAAATCTTTTTTACAGAAGTTGTAACAGTATTTACATCATCTGCAATGCTCTTAGGAATCTTGGAAATGGATCCGATAGGATCGCGAATAACGCCTTTAAGATCTCCGGCACCGTCTTCGATACTTTTAACGACACTGAAAAGTACAGTGAATATAACTACAAAAATAATATTAACGATGAATAAAACAAATATTAATATTAATTCGATCATAGAACCTATCATAATTATTTCTCGGCGGTTATCTTCAGAACATTTACATTTTTCACGAACTAGGGCACGAGTGTATTTAAATACTTCATATAAATAATAGATAAATACAAGAGCGAATATTAGATCAACGAATTTGTTTATTATTAATATATTGCTACCGAAATTATCATAGATCATTTGGTCTGAAACTAAACCAGTAAATATTAAATAGACGATTGAGAAAATGGTAAATCCTTTAATGAAATTGATATTGCTAGTAATAGAGCATTTGCAACCTTTGTTTTCTAAGCTAACTAAATAAGAATATATAACGATTAAAAGAACAACAGTTATAATAGAATACAAAACCTTTGTTATATATGATAACCCAAAACTAGCCATTACTTTTTTTTATTCTAATTAACTAAAATATTATTTTTATAAATAAAATTTATTTCTTTTATTTGGTTTTACATAATCTAATTTTAGAAATTTAAAAATGTCTTCTTCGCTTTTTACTGGTACTTTTTTACCTAAAAACCCGTGTTCACTTAAAGACAAATTAAAAGTGGTTTTAACATAATGTCTAAGGCCTATATTAAAAACATTAGAACCGGTAAAATACAACAGGGAATAATAATATTCGTCAGGGGGTGCAATTAAGATATCAAATCTTCTTGCTGGATTATTACCAATTTTTGTAATGCCCATAAATTTATTTTTGCCTAAAGCTAATGTTTCTATAACATATTTAGCTTTTGTTAAGTTATCAATATAATTATTCAAATCAAATTTCGGATTTTGCATAATGATCAAATCAATATCACCCATTGTTTTGCTACCTCTTCGATATGATCCGACAAAATCGTAAGTTAATTTACTTTTAGAAACCAAATGTTTTTTAATTATTGCTATATGTTTTTCATATTCTTCTAATGGTATTACTTTCTTTAAATCATCAAAATATTTTAAACCTATTTTTTGTTTATTATTAAGAATTTTCGCATTTTTCCTTAAATCACTCAAAGAAGAAATGCCAGAATCGATAATATCTTTAGCTTTTTTAGGGCCTATACCATAAATTTCCAATAACTCTTGTTTAAAAATAAATTTCTTATCAGTTTTGATATTATCTTCGATATATTCAATTTTGCCAGTTAAATACAATTCATAAATCTTTTCAATAATACGGTCTCCAATTCCTTCAAGTTTATAAATACTTTCAATAGTTTCTAGATTATCTGGATAAATTAGAATATAATTGATTGCATTAGAATAAGCTCTAATTTTATAAAGTTCATTATTATAAGTCTCATAATTTTTAATTAATTCTAGAATATCAATAAGTTTCTCTTTTGTTATTTTATAGTCTATCAATTCATTTTTAAACTTCTTGTTCTTATTTATAACATTTTTGATATAAGAAATATAACCCTTATTCTTAAGTTCATTTAGCATAAAATTGATGGCTTTACCAATTCCTTTAATGTCTTTGAGGGTAATTAGAGAGGTAATATCCTTAGGATATTTATAAATATTACCTATAGCCAATGAATATATCTTAGCTTTTTCGATATCATTAATAAAAAGTTCATAATTTCTTATTGTTTCTAGGTTTTTAATAATAGTTTTTTTATTGAAAGAGTCATTTTTAGAGTTATAATTATCGTCTTTATTAATAACATTTTCAATATAATTAATTTTACCGGTTGTTAAAAGTTCATCAATCATTCTTAAAATACTAACTCCAATTCCATTGATATCCGCTAAATTATCGAGACTTTTTGCAATTTTAATATTATTAATAGCTTTCTGGTAAATACTAGCTTTAATAATTTCATTTTGATATAATTTATATTTTCTGATAATTTCAAGATTGTCTATAATAAGTTTTTTCTTTGTTTCAATGTCATTATCAGTTTTTGGAATAGATTTATTTATAAGTTTCATTATGTCTTTATTCAAACCTTTGATTTGTTTATAATGAGCTGTTTTTTTAATTATAGCAATTGCTTCTTCATATTCAGGCGTTTTTTTATATTTATCTAAACTTTTAATAATATCTTGTTTGATATTTATCAAAAATAGGATTTTATTTTTAATTTCATTTGTAAAACCTTTAATGGTTTTTAAATCTTCTATTGATTTTATTTTATCGGGATATTCCTTTAGATTTTTAATAAAAACATCATATTCAGTGGTTTTATTTAATTTCTTTTCGAATGTTAACAATTTGGTTATATTTGTTTTGTTCATATTATCTATATAAACAAATAAAAAAAAGAAAAACAATTATTTATATCTATCAACTATATTGCTAATTTTAAATTTAGTTGAATTGTCCAAATTATCGGTATTTATCATACTAATATTATTAATATTTTCTTGGGTTGGAATATGTTCGATTAATATCGCTAATTCATCTAATAATAGTTCTGTTAGATGTTTATATTCTGGTTTAAAAATATAATTATTTAAATCACTGAAAATATTGCGAATGATAATATCTATAATATTACCTTCATCTAATTTTTTTAAGATCAAACACAAAGCTTTGATTATTGATAATGTTGTTTTTTTGATTTTGACATATTCGCAATATGTGTCATAATTTTCTTCATCAAAAATATTTTTATATTCGGTTTTAATTTCTTTTGGCAACCATTCTGTCTGAGTTAAATAATTATTATAAAATCGTGTGATATTAGTTTTAATATAATCATCATCAAATAAATATAAAACATCAATATAAATATTATTATTGGATGATTTGATAAAATTGATTAATACATCAAATAACATATCTTTAATATCATCATTGATTTTAGAAATAAAAACAGAGATTTTATTATAAATAGTATCCTTATTTAGATCGGTCAATTTATTTAAATAACTAATAAACTCTTTTTTGCATTTTGTTTCATCGCTGAAATCTACATAAATAATATGAGGTCTTGATTTGGCTACGGTTCTGTTTGATGCAATTATTTTCTTTTTTTCCCATAAGCTTCTAGCATCATAATTTGAAATAAAACAATTATAATTATTGATAAGGTCATTTGCTTTATTAGCAATATTATCGGAAATAATTATTTGAGATTTATTAAAATTATCTAAACTTGTTTTAAAATTATCATAATCAATTTTGATAAATCCCAAATCCTCATTTTCAGTATTCATTATATATATTAAATTAAAATAAATCTTTTATATATTAATCGACTAAATCTGATATATCAGTAATTTCAACGCTATTATCGTGAACTATAATTCTATCAGCTAATTGATTCTTAGAACCGTCAGTTGATAAATTTCTTTCTTCACATTGGGCTTTTAGTTTGTCAAGAGTTAATTTCATTAAGGCTTTTTTAGTTGCGTGACCTCCACCACTTCCTACTGCACCATTGCTAGCGCTAATAACTGATTCCTTATCTTCTGTATCTTTCTTTAAATCGAATATTTCATTAATAATTTGAACTTCGTCATTAATAACGACTTTAGGTGATGTGGGTGTATTATTCGAGGCAGAATTAATTCTGCAAGTGTCAGAATTGCAATTAGTATCAGTACATTCAGTAAAAATTTCGTTCATAATAATTTCAGCAGAAGTCATAGTTGATGATGTTGGAGGAGAATAGATAGATGGATTATTAGAATCTATTTCTAATCTATTTAATCGGTTTGATAATACAAATAATGATTGTTCAAGATATAGATATTTATAAGATAGAAAGAATATTATAATGAACATAACAAAAAATGAAAAATAATAAATAATGTTATTGAATGAGAATAATTTAAATATTAGCATTTCTTAAACTTTCATTATATAATTTGTTTTTCATTTCAATCGCACTATTTATAATAGTTTTGTTGAATTTATTTTTTTCTAATAATTCAATGGCAATAATTTGTTTTGATCCACCTCTATTAATTCTATAATTAAAGTCATAATTATTTGTTTTTTCATTATAATTAGCATTAACACTAAGATTGATGAAAAGATCTTTATGAATTGTTTCTAATTCAATTAAATTATGGAAATGAGTTGTTATTATTAAAGTCATACCTTTAATTTTTGCTAAATATTCAGCAACAGAAAAAGCAACAGCAACCCCTTCGATCGGAGGAGTTGAATGCATAGGTTCATCCATTAAAAATAAACCGCGTTTATTAGTTTTTTTGAGCTTATCGGCTATATTAATCATTTCATTGCAATAACTTGTTTCTGCTTCAAAATATGACTTTTTACCGAGTTCGTCGCTTATTCTCATAAAAGATGTTATAGCGTCAAATAAATTGATATTACCTTTAATAGCATTAATAATTCCGAAAGTTTGTGCTAAGATGATATTAATAGTTATTGATTTTACATAAGTAGTTTTGCCACCTGCATTAACACCAGTAATAATAATATTTTTACTTAAATTGACAGGATTCGGTATTTGAGTTGATGGTAGAAGGGGATTATGACAATTAAATATTTGTGTTGTGGTATTTTCATAAGTTGGTATAGTCCAATTTTTAGAAAACTTGATTTTTGTTATAACATCAACACAATCGATAGTATAAATAATTTTCAAAAGATTTATAATATCTTCTCTATAAGTTGTATTTTTCCATAATCTATAAACAGAAGAAATATCGTTATCTAATTTAGATAAATTATTAATACTCATATTAAGAACATTATCATTGATTGAATATATTAAAAATGGTTTCCAAACTGTTTGTGAACTTTTAATGATATTAATAGAAGTCTTGATAAATTCGATTAAGCCGTATAGTTTATTCAATAACTTTTGTCGTAAGCTAAAAATAATATAAGAAACATTAAATGTTTGGTAAACACTATAAAGATAAATACCGATATATGCAAAAATAGTTAAAAGTTTTGTTAAATCATATTTAATGTTTCCAGATAATTTAAATGCCATTTTTAAAAACTCGTAAATTAGCGAAAGGTATTTAAAGGCTGACATATTTAATTTAAGATATTTATTAGCATAATAATAGGGAGTATAAATAGCAGAAATCGGATAAAGTAAATTCATACAGGGCATAACAACAATTTTATAAAAATGAAAAAAATCCAATAGATATTTATTATAATTCATATAATTAATAATGCAGGTTGATGGAAATAATAGATTTATTGAAATATCATCATCAATTTCGTCTTTTAATGTCATTATCCATAATAAATCTTTTTCGGTCTTTTTGAGTATATCTAATTGTGATTTAAGAATTTGAAAATTGGCTTTTTGGCGATTTATCAAAAGAGTTTTATCGTTGATGGGTGTTTTAATCAATTTTTCTATAATTTTTACACCACCTTTTGTTGCTGGTTTAGTTTTAATCCAATCGTTAATGGTAGTATCATTATAAATATTATCGTTAACAATAATTTTATTTTTGTCATTATGATTTTTAAGGATATCGTTTAACAATAATTCTGCAGTAGAATCAGACATTTCAAAATAATTATTCAATTCTTCCACTTTCATATTTGTTAATATGAAACAATTAATAATATAGAATTTAATCACAATATATAAAAAATGAATAATTTAATATTAAATATAATCAAAAATGAATTATATAACCATTGTTTATAACAATAAGTTATATAAAATAGAAAAAGAACCTTTTGAAACTGATGAAAATACATATATGAGAGGTTGGTATATCATTAAAAACAATCATTTAGATAATATCATATCTCGTTCAATTATTTATTTAAATGAACGTACAATGACTTATTAATTTCGGCGCGCACGTGAACCTCCTTTTTTGCTTGATGCAGCTGCCTTAGGAGCATTAAACATTCCTACTTCTTCATCAACAAGAAAACGAGCACCTAATAAAGCAAGTGCTGATATAAATGGTGCTAATTCTAGACCTACACCGCCTTTCTTGAGTTTGGCTTTAGTGGCTTTTTTGGCACGACCACCTGAAACACCTGAACAATAAGCACAGCCACCGTCCATACTATAAAAGAATCCATTTTTTAATTCAATATCACTATCTTGAGCACCACCACCTTGAAGACCTGGAGTAGTTATTTGGCTAATAGCACCAGAAGTTGCTAAAGCAGCAGTGTTGTCAGCAGCTGGAGGTAAATATAACATATATGAATTATTGTCTGCGGTTGTTGAAAAATCGGCTATATATCCGCCTCGTTGTAATTTTCTTGCCATATCTAATTAAATATAAGATTATTTTCTAATATAGAAGACTAAAAAAACGGCTGCTATAGTTGTAAAAAAGTTCAGGAAGATAATTAAAATAACAAAAGGAATAATATAATAAAGTAAATAAATTAAAATTGGTCGTATAATTTCGGTTCGCATATCTTCGTTTAAAATCTCATCTCGAATTATATTAATAATAAATTCGATAATATTTTTTTTATGTTGCGTCATTATTATAATATTGATTACCTTAATATTATACAGAATGAAACATTCATTGAAAATTCCGCAAAAAAAAACCAAATGTTTAGTTTCATATTTACAAAAACCGCTAAAATTGATAATTAACGATGTTAAGATTAAAAATTTTATTGGTATAAATAATATTCATTGCGAAATACCTATAAAAAGTAATGAAGACACGATTAATTTACTTGAAACAATGGATAATTTAGCATATACTACTTTATTGGAAAATCCAGAATGGTCTGATAATCAGGTTATAGAAAATGTTTATAATTATTCATATTCTAGCGATTTATCTACAATAAATTTATTATTCAACGATAAAACAAATTGTTATATGGATGGCAATAATAAAGAATTAGATGAAATAATAGAAATGTTACGAGACAATAAAACCTTACGCGAAATTAATATCAATATGGAAATAAACTTTTTAGGCTTATTTATATACGAAAATGCTATAATAAACAAATGGATAGTTAAAGTTATAAATGTAGAAGAATTAGACGATAATTTAAACGACTGGGATAGAGAAGAAATACAAGCCGATTGGCAACAAGAATTAATATTATACGAAGAAACTATTATAAATAAAATTGAATTGTTTAAACAATCGTTAACCAATGCAAAAAAATTATTAGAAGATATTAAAAATGAAGAAAATTATAATAATTGGGAAAAAAAAATATTAAAATTAAAAAATTATATTTTAAAAATATAATTTTATCTATATTATTATAATAGATAGATATTAAACAATGAGTTCTTCAATAGTTATTTCATTTTCAATTGCCATACTGCTATTAGTAGTATTATTATTATTAGTTTCATATAATTCTAAATGTAAGATGGATAATATAGAACGTTTTGAAAATGATAACGTTTATCCTAATGTTAATAGTATTTTAGCAAGTAATAATCATCAGCCTGTAAAATCCGATGCTGCATTCGATAAACCTAATCTTTCTGCTGCCGATGGTTCAACACCTTTAGGTAATATTTATCCATCAGACCCCTCTGCAATAGAATATGCAACTACTAACGGTGCTGTAGTTAACAATAAAAAACCAATTAATGAACCATTCGAGGATATGAATAGTGCTCAACAACAATCTGCTAATACTAATAATGTTTTACCGCAAGATAATAGTTGTTTTATGCGTGACCGTTTAACAAGCAGTGATTTATTGCCACAAGATGCCGCAAATTCTAAATGGGCCCAAATCAATCCGGCAGGTTCTGGAATGTTAGGAGATCAAAATTTCTTAACTGCTGGTTATCATGTTGGAATAAATACAATCGGTCAATCATTACGAAATGCCAATTTACAACTACGATCTGAGCCACCTAATCCTCAGGTTGCTGTAAGTCCATGGGGCATTTCAACAATAGAACCCGATGTTCGTGCAGTTTCATTCGAAATAGGCAGTGGAGGATCAACCTAATCAAAAGTAATAAAACATCTAGTATTAATAATATCTTGTTTTGGGATCAATGAATTTTTAAGAGAGTTTTGTTTTTTATATGAAAATTTAGACATATTTTCATATATTTTTTTTTGATTTTCGATTGCATATATAATTATTTTATTATTAAATGCCCATTTAAAAAAATTTAATTGTCCTATTGTTGTTTCTATTTCTTCGTCTTTATCAATATTAAAAGTTATTCTTTCGTGTCGTCTGAAGGCATCAAAATTAAATTTTTTAAATGACTTCAATTGTGCCCTGTAATCTAGATATAATGTTATTTTTTTAAATTTTTCTGTTTCATAGTTATCAGGTAAATTATAATAAATATTATCCGAATCATTTATCCAAAATATGATATTATTATTCTTGGCATATCTTGTCACAAGCCAATCAATCATTCGTAATGATAATTCGTGTTTACCATCAATAATATCTTTTAATATCAATTTATATTTTTCATTCAAATTATAAAAAGAATTTATAGATAATAATAATAATTCTTTAGATGTATTATTATCTGTCATTAATAATTTTAATGTAAAAACCTTTATATCATTAATTAGCAAATGTAAACAAATCAAAAATTAAAGCAATTATGGACAATAACAACAATAGTGCAATCTTAAAATCCCATAAAGAAATATAGTAAGTAACAATAATAAAAATAATAATTATCCAATAATGTTCTGCTAATTCTAATATATATTCGGGATACGGTACAGATGGTCTTAAACCATAAATTAACAAATATGCAGATATAATACCTATAATAATATAACGTGTAAATATTTCTATATTATCGATCATCCTAATAATTTAAATTATAATATTATTTTTTCCATAACTATAATAGAAAATATGCAATACGCAACACTCGAAGAAGCATACCCAAATTCACATAAAAAACACCAATGTTCGTCTTCTAAAAAAAAAGAAAGTCTCAATGAAAAATTCGGGTCTGATTATGGAACCGAATCAGATTGTTATTATGATAAGCAAGGTATAAAAATGCCTACTTGCGACAAATTCACTAACATTAGCAATAGCAATAGCAATAGTAATAGCAATAGCAATAGCAATAGTAATAGCAATAGCAATGGCAATAGCAATAACAATGGCAATAACAATGGCAATGGCAATGTTAAAGATGTTAATTATCTGAGGAATGAATATGTTAAAAAGATGTGTTCGCCTTTACAGGTACCTGATTATCATTTACCTGTAGACAGTAATTCGGAAAATGCATTTAAAAAAGCATTAGAAACTTCTTTAATGGATATTGGTAAAGTTCAAATTGATAAATTTTCAATTAAACCTTATGATTTTGACGAATATGATGCTTATTTAAATATCAATAACATAAATACAAATAATAAGGATACAAGCCCTGAATATAGAACTACACCATTTTTAGAGGAATATTTATTAAGTCTAAGAGATAATTTTAATAAAAAGAAGAAAGATCAAGGGATAAAAGTAAATGATATAGAACAATTTACGAATTATAGTAAAAATATAAAAGTAGATGTTAATCTATATAATTTATTTTTATTTATATTCATAGGAATAGTTATAATATTATTATGTGATCAAATAACTAGATTAGCAGTAATTATGGCAAATAAAAATATATAAACATCATAAAATAAATGAAAGTAATAAAATGAAATATTTTACACATTTAGTTTTTGCAGGAAATGCAATCCGATCAATATGTTTATTAGGTATATTGAGATATATTTATTTCAATAAAATGGAAGATTTCATTAAAAACGCTGCAGGTACTTCAATGGGATCTTTTTTCTGTTTAGCATTTGCTTTAAAAATTCCAGTAGATGAGTTAGAGAAAATAATAATAAAAACAATTAAAGACGAAAATCTAACAGTTATACCTACAAAAAAATGTTTTGATTTTCTATTAAATTTAGGTTTTAACGATTCTAGATTATATTTAACAGGAATCCGAGAATATGTTAAAAACAAATATAAACTAGATGATATAACCTTTATGGAATTGTCAAAATTGACTGGTGTAAATATTTATGTTAGTACAACTAAAGTTAATGATGGTACCAATATTATTTTTAATGTCAACGATACACCCAATGTTTCTGTTTTTGAAGCTATAGCCGCTTCTATGTGTATTCCGATGTTATCAAAACCAATAAAAATAGATAACAATTATTATATTGACGGGTGTATATCAAATAATATGCCTTATAATGTTTTTGAAAATATAAATCACGATAATATTCTATGTGTTGCAGTATTTGTTAAATCTGATTATGATTTTATAATAATACCAGAAACAAAAGAAGGCGAAGATATTAATCTGATGGAATATATGAAACAATTATTTAATATTATTTATTTCAATTCTTTTAAACATACATTTTTAAATAAAATTGAAAAATTCAAAAACCCATTATTAATATCTCATAGTCATATTAAAACAAGTTTTAATTTCGAAATTACGAAAAATGATATAAAATTAAATCTTTCAGAAGATGATATTGAGACTTTAATACTTCAAGGCTTTAAAGATATGTCTGAATATATGAAAAAAATAATTAATGAAGAAGTAACCGATTTTTAGGATTATTTGAAATATCCTCTAATTTCCACGATATATATATAGTATTTTTGTTTGGTAATATTGATACATAAAGACCACTCTTTTGTAGTGAACTAATGATATAATTAATACATTTTTCATAGTCATATAGCGGATATCCTATAATAATAGGTGGTATAACATAATATAATGATTGATGACCCATTTCTGCAATCTTTTTAATTTTTTTATTGCAAGCATTTAAAATAACATTAAATGCTTCACAAACTTTGTTATCTTTCTTTTTCTTAATTTCATATAAATCGTGTAAAGATATTTTATTCATTTTATTTTATTTATATAAATTTAAATTAACATTAAGCACTTACTTTAAGATTATCTAATGCGAATTTAAGCACATTCTCTTTAGTTCGATATAATCCAAAATAATATCTATTTTTTCCATCGGCTGTAACTAATGATATAGTCGGAGCACCTTTTATTTTTAATTCATCTGCTAAAGCACTGCCTGCACCATTATCTTTTATATCATATTTTTCTGTAGTAAAATTGTATTTAGTAGGGTTTGCAGCAACTTCTGTAACGATATCTTCCCAAGTTGAATTAAAATCCTTGCAATATCCACACTCTTGCATATAGAAATATTGTAATTTAGCAGTTGGATTTGTGAATTTTTCAAAAAATTTATAATTGCTCATAAATATCATTAATAATATTGCTACAACTAATATGCTTATTATTACCCAGATAACTGTTGATGATTCTGAAGATGATTTTGACCCACGACTACTATAACGCATTGATCTAGAAGCCATTATATTATTCTACTATAAGTATAATATTTTAATATGACCATTATTATAAAATAGATATAATATGAATAATAATATGAATGTAAAAATTATGATATCAGAATAAATAATGTATTTAATTATTTTATCGTTAATGTTTGTTATTTTCTTATCTTTTAACCAAATTATCGAATTGACAATAAAGAAAATATAAACTAGCAAAATAACAATTAAAAATATATACAATAACATTTATCTTTTCTATATATCTAATAATAAAAAATGATTAAATTCAAATTTAAAATAATTTTCATAATGGTTAATATTGCATTTGCCTTTACTCTTAGAAGTGTTGTAGTCAGTAATGTTACACCAACTATTTATTCTAATATCAAAAATTCTAAATTAACTTTGGAACACGTATATCCAAAGTGTTATATGTATAAGAAACATTATAATGATATGCATAATATTTTTAAATGCGATCATTACATCAATAATATGAGATCTAATTATAAATATGTTGATAATCACAATGAAACATTCAATCAATTGTACGATAGTGATAATTATGTAAATACGAAATTAAAATTGTTCTGTCCTGAAGATGCCAGTAAAGGATTGATTGCACGAGCAATAATGCATATGTCATATGAATATAAATATGACTATAAAAAAATAATAGATCATAAGAATTTAATCAAATGGTGTTTAGAATATCCGCCAACTAAAGAAGAACGACATCATAACGACATAATATTTCAAAAACAAAAAACAAGGAATATGTTTATCGATTTATATGAAAAAAAGAAATTTAAACAACTAATTCTTCATTATTTTTCATAAAAAAATTGAATTTAAATTATATGAATAATAATATTATTAGACAAAAAATGGATTTAGCTAAATTATCTAAACAAGAACTTTTGACAAAATGTGAAGAACTTGGAATAACAAAATGTAAATCTAAAAATAAAACAGCATTAATTGAACTTATAAAAAACTCTAAACAAAACAAAACAGAAATAATTATTGATGATATTATCATTTTAAATGGAGATTGTATGATTGAATTAAATAAATTAGAAGATAATAGTATTGATTGTGTAATAACTGACCCACCTTATTTTATTGACAAACTTGATAATAATTGGTCATCTAAAGAAATTACTGAAGATGTTAAAAATAGTCATATTAAACATTTACCAAAAGGGATGAAATTTGATAAATCACAAGTAAAAAAATTATATGATTATTATTTGGAATTGTCTAAATTATTATTTAAGAAAATGAAACCAGGAGCTTATTTCTTATCATTTTCTGCACCTAGATTATATCACGCAATAGCAATGAGTTGTGAAATTGCAGGATTTGAAATAAGAGATATGATAAATTGGACTTATACACAAAGTATGCCTAAAGGTATGTCTGTTTCGCACATAATAGAAAAAATGAAAATAACTGAAGAAGAAAAAACCAAATTGATATATGAATATAAAGATTATAAAACACCTCAAATTAGGTCTTGTTTTGAGCCAATATGTGTAGCAATGAAACCTTTAGAAAATTTAACTTTTATTCAAAATGAATTAAAATTCAAAACAGGTTTATTAGATTTTTCGCAAAAAGTTGGAATAGATAATGATAGAGTTCCTGCAAATATAATTACAACAGAAGAATATAATGAAGTTTATGATAAAAATTTTTTAATATCAAAACCTTCAAAAAGCGAAAAAGGTGAAAATAATATTCATATTACAGTTAAACCTGTTGCTTTAATAGAACATCTAATAAAATTATTCAGTAAAAAAGGCTCTCTTGTTGTTGATCCTTTCTTAGGAAGTGGAACAACCGCATTAGCTTGCATAAACACTGAAAGAAAATTTTTCGGAACAGAATTAAATACAGAGTATTATAACATCTGTTTAAATAGATGCTGTGATAGATAACATATCAAATATTTTTTTATAAGCAATTATTTGTTCTAATGTAAATTCTATATCTTTATTTTTAATCATAAGTTCTAATTTATTTGGTGTTGGGAATTTTGTTATAGTATCAATAAATATATAAATATCTCTATATTTTGATTGTATAGGCGGTTGTAATACTAAATTTTTATTTGAATTATCTGTTGAACCAGGATTTTTGTGTCCTAATTGCCATAAATAATTTGGAACATCTATATAATCTGTTTTTATTGTAGATTTTATTTTATCTATTTCAGTATTTTTTTCTTCTTCTGTTCCAATAAATTTAAAATTTTTTCTCATTTTATGTTTATTTGATAAACAATAAGGATAAATTATATATAATTTTCCTCTATCAGTTCCACTGTTTGTTTGAATACCCCATTGATTATGTTTGTTAAACAGTTGAATACTATCTTTTGTTATAATATTAAATTTTTTAACAAATTCATCACAAGTATTTCTATCCCAATAATAATTTTTATATTTTAACATTACAGATAATGCTTTTCCATTTCCTGTAGTGATATTAGGGTATTTCAATCCATTTTTTAAACAAAACTCAATAAATTCTTCAGGATATTTATTTGGTATTTCTGTAATTATATTTAAATCAATTTTAGATTTTTCCATTTGTTATTGTTTGTGTTTATATAATTATTTCATTTTTTTTATCATTATAAAAAATGATTTAATCAATTTAAAACTTGCTGGTAATAATTTATATAATTATGGTATTTACGAAACGGAGGCAAGCCGAAAGTGAAAATAAGGACATAAATAAAAGACATCAAATATTTTTAGATAAGGCTGCTGAAATTGCTAAATATTCAACTATGCAACAAAAACACGGTGCTGTTGTTGTATATAAAAATAAAATAATTGGCTATGGATTCAATTATATGGTAAATCATTTAAATGATAATAATAGTATTCACGCGGAAGTTGCAGCAATTAGCCAAGTATTTAAAAACAAAACAATTTTAGGTGAATGTGATATTTATGTTGTTCGAATTGGCCCGCCTCGTTTCAATAATTGTTTAAAATTATCAAAACCCTGTGAAAAATGTGCTAAATTTATAAATAAATATAATATTCGATGTGCTTATTATTCAAATTAAATATCTAAACTCATCGAAACTCTTGGTATAATTCTTTTAATGCTTTTTTTAACTATTACTGGTCTTTCTTCTTTATTGAAAATTTTGATTAATAATTCTTCTCCTGTTAAATGTTTATTTGTATTTATAATTTCTCTTATATCTTTGATATTTATAGGTTTATGAACATTTCTAATATTAGTTTTTAACCTACCATTTTGAGTATTCAAATCATTGTAATTATATTTAAACATAAAATCTTCTATTTTGTTATTTAAAGCCTGTTGTAAAGTTTTCCGTTCTCTTATTGCTATTTTTAACCTCCTTATTGCATCATCATATTTAAACCAATCACTAACAAGCACTTTGAAGGTATCTATTTCTTCAGCTGTTGGTTCATTTTTATTAGTAATTATATCATCAATTAAATTGCTATTATCCATTATTTAAAGTTATTTAAATATTGCTTTAAATAACTTTTATAAAGAAACTGCTTTCTTTTTATTTAATAAAGATTTTTTTGTTAATTTTACAGGTTTTGAGACTGGTTTCTTTTTTGATGAAGGTAACGGTTCTGATTTAGTCTCAATAAAATCAGATAAAGATTGAATATCTCGGCTGCCATTATAACTAGTTTTTTCACCATTGGGCTTATAAGCAGTTATATGTGGAAATGAATTTATGCGTCCAAATTCGTGTGGTGCTTTTTGCATATAATTAAATTCTATTTGATAAAATTGGCGATCAGCATAACGATTAATAAGATTGTCCCAAATTGGCATTAATCTATGACAATGACCACAATTATTCCAATGATATAAAATAATAGCTCCATTTCTTCTTATTTTATCTTTCAATTTTTCTATATTTTGATTATCAACTTTTGTTATATCTTCGCTTACCATTATTTTCTATATATATATAAATAAAATAATTGATGGATACTACTAATTTAGAACGTATGTCTTATAATATTTCTTGTGATCATATAACAAAATTAAACGAAAAATATGATAAACATAACAAAACAGCGTTTGACCAACATTTCAAATGTATAGAACCAAGTAAAGATTATGACAGAAATACGCGATATTTAAATAGTTTTTATATTTCAAAAAAAGGCTGTATATTTACATCAACAGAACCCGATCAATTGCAATGGACTAAAGTTTTTAATGATGATTCATCACCATTAGGTTATAAAGATGATAATGCAAAAGTTAAGTTCAATGAAAACACAAGAAGAAAAATAATTAGTCAGTGATAAATTTAATTTCATCTTTGTAATTATAAGCAGGAGTTTCTAATATTATTATAGATCTTCTAAATTCTTCAATAAAATTCTTAATATCATACGGTTCTATTTTACCTTCTAATATAAATTCGTGTCTATCTACTCTAGCACCTTTGTTATTTTTACTATTATTAGCGTGAATAATTATAATATCATTTTTATTAGGAATTAAAGGAATAACTTCATTTAATTCGTACCCAGCATTCCAAATATGGCAAGTATCAATGCAAATTTTAAATAATTCTCTTTCTTTTTCTGTGAATGAATAATAAAAATTCATAAAATCTCTGAAATCGGTCAATAATTCTGTTCCCTGACCAGCAGGAGTTTCTAATACTAATTTAGTTTTAATATTATTCATTGCCATCGCTTCAAGTAATTGTTTAATATTATTTCTCATCATTTCTATTGATGCTTCCTTAGAATTAGTTAAATATTTACCAACGTGAATTACATAACCAATTGCACCAATATAATTAGCAGTTACAATATCATTATAAATAAAAGTATCTGTTATTTCCATTTCTCTTTTGGTTGTTTTAAATGGTTTGGCAATATTTAAAACATATGGACCGTGAACAACAACAGCAAATTTATTTATATTACAATATTTTTTAATTAAATGAGACTCATTAATATATTTTGTATTATCTGATATATTACAGCTTCTAGGGTTTGTTGTAAATATTTGCAATGCATTACCGCCATTCGTCGTAATTTGCATCATTGTTTTAACAATCGTCGATTCTCTAGGTATATGAGCGCCTATTATCATTATATATATATATCTATAATAATTTCCTAATATCAAACTAAAATTGATATATAACACTGTCTAAAATCAATTTTATAACGATATGGACATAGAAAATATTCTTTGTTTTTTTGTGTTTTAAAGAATTTTACAAGACAATTATGATGAAGTTTATAATTATTTATTAAAGCGATTTCAGTGTTATTGAATAACTTTTCTAAACAAATTGGGCAATTAGTCTCATTGTCATTGTCATCTTTAGAATAAATAGAATAAGGTAAATTGTTAATTTTCCAACCATTATCAATCATTTTATAAATATCATCAAATATTTTATAATTTTCGTTAAAACCTCTAATATAATTCGTATTCTTTTGTATAATTTCTTTTAATATTGATTTTGTCGGATTTGCCTGCAAGTCATATGATGTTCCCGTATTTTTAGAATAATAAAACATAGTAATATTATCAATTTTTGATAATAACAATCCGTAACAAGTATAGTTATTATTACAATAAGGCGGTTCGTCATTTGAAATAGTTATTTCAATCGAAATATTTAAATCATTAATAGTATTTATATTATTTGTAATGAAGGAGTAAAAATTTATATGATCTATTCCGTGTTTAAATGCTATTTTGATATTAGATGATTTTATAAATCTATCAATTGTTTTTTTGTCATAGTCAATATCATAAAATTTGTCACTAGATAAATTATTTTCAATGTAATATAAACTTCTATTATAAATTGCTAACAGTTTTTCACAAGGATAAGTACCATAAATAATCGCATTATTATTTAAGGCCTCTGTTTCCAATAACTCATAAAAATTATTCAATTCCTTATAATAAATCATATGTGAATAATAAAGTTAAATCGTTAATATCATTTTTTTTAATTTTGATTTTTATTTACAGTAAAATTAAATAAAAATGATTAATTTTTTAATAATTATTTTTCAAGCGTTTCAATATGTTTATTATTGGTGGAGAAGTTTATGAAGACGAAGAAATTTTCGATATTGATCCTTATTATAGTAATCGTATTGATTATAATGATATGGACTATGAATATGAAGATGAATTAGACATCATACCTCTTTCTATTGAAAATAAAATGCAGTCTTCAAGATTGATTTCGATTTAAGGAAATGGAGAAAGAAAGTTCAAAAAGATTTTTGGACTTTTATTCGAAAAAAATAAAAATTGTATGAATTTACAAGAAATAATAAAATAAAATGACATAAATATTATGATTTAATTTTTATAACTTTGAAATGTATATCAGCAACAATGGCGAAGTTTACGATGATGAAGAAATTATCGGTGATGATGTATATTACGGGTCCGTATATGAACGCGACGATGATGAATATATTTACGAAGATGAATATGACGACTTGGCCATATCACTCGAAAATAAATTACATCTTAGGAGTGTCGTGATTTCGATTTAAAGAAAAATGGAAAAAAAAAGTTCAAAAAGATTTTTTTGGACTTTTTTTTATTTAAACGCTATTTATATAAATAGAAATGTAAAAATGATTTATTTAAACATTCCTTATAGTGATAGGAAAAAGGCTAAAAGTATGGGAGCAATATGGGATGCAAAGGCGAAAAAATGGTCTTGTGAAGAAGATAATCAATTATGTGCTTTATATGATGTTTATAAGAATGATATAACAATTATAGGAGAGGACAGAACATTTGGAGAAAACAAATTATATATAGATATGATACCTAAAACAACTTATTTTAAGAATGTTAGATCAATTTTTAATGATTGTGACTGGAATTTAAT